TGCAACCTTCCGCCGCTAACCGCCATGACCTTCACCGAGGCAAACGAGTTGCTTGAGCAGAAGAGCCTTACGCCTGACGAGCTGACCGAACTGCGCGAGTTCGTGAAAGAACTCTGTGACCTCATCGTCGAGGCCATGGACGACCCGCCGCGGCTCACGCCGTTGGCGGGCAAGGACTGGGCCGAGCGCTCGATGGAGGCCGTATCGTGAAGTCCTTCGCCGACACCCCACCGAAGGACTTCGCCCTGCTGATCGTCGGACGATCCGGCAGTGGGAAGTCCACGCTCGCCGGCCGGTTCCCCCGTCCGCACTTCCTCAGCCTCGACCACAACCTACGCGGCCCGTGCGCGCAGCTTGCCCGCGAGGGGATCACAGACGTGACCTACGATGACGACATCGACCGCGGCGAGGACGGCAAGGAGCTGACGCCGGCGGTCCAGTTCACCCGGTTCAACGAGCGGCTGATGGCAGCCCTTGCCAGCGACCGCGAGACGATCGTGATCGACAACGCCACCCAGCTCACTGACCTGATGTGCGCCGAGATCCTGCGGCTCTCGCCGACCAAGAGCGGCAGAATGGAAATTCCCTCCTGGGGCCAACTGGGGCAGTTCTGGAAGCAGGTGGCGTTGAAACTCCGGCAAGCCCCGAAGCGGGTGATCATCTTGTGCCATGAGAAGGTGGAGAAGGACGACCTTGATGGCAGCCTGAAGAACTTTCTGGCCATCCCCGGTCAGACTGGGGACCTCTTGCCTGGCTACATGACCGACTGCTGGAGAACCGAAGTCCATGAGCAAACGACCACTCAAGGGGTGGTCACGCGCCGAATGGTCCGGGTGGTCAGCAACCAGCGACTCGAGCACTTGAAGACCTCGATCCCGACGTTGCCGGCGGTGTTCGAGGCCAACCAGGTCGAGGTGAACAAGATCCTGGCGCAGCTATGAAACGCGATAAACTAACTGGCGCAGATCAACAGGAAGCGATCAAAGATCGTTTGGCCGCCCGTGAACTTGCCCAGGATGCTGCCATGCGTGGATGCGACATCTGCGGAGGGTTATTTGCCCTTGAGGACATGCTTCGGCGGAGTGGTCCTGGCCTAGGCTTCATGGTTGATTCGCTCGACTACGACGATGAGGACGACGAGGAGCGTCCATATTGAGCCATGAGCGCCCTCGTGCCAAGAGACCCGCTGCCCGGGCACCCGCTGGTCTACCGGATCGACACGCGTGCGTGCCGCCATGCCGACTTCTGGTGCAAGGTCAGACAAGCCTACCTACCGAAGCTGAAGGGTCATACATTCTGGGTCAGCGACGTGGGCGACGTGCCTGGGTGGTTTCCGGATGAGGACCAGTGCGTGGAGCTTGACCGTCGGCTGATGGTGCAATTTCTGCCTGAGTTTGTGCGGCTCAGTCCAAAGGAGCGCGAGTACATGAGGCGTTACTGCATGGACCGTGACTCCACGTATATCCGGAACAGTGTGGTTGCGCGGTCGTTGCGCGATTCACGGGTGGTTCAGGGGCGGCAGATCTCGACCCTTGGATGGAACTCATACTATCTCTCACCATGACCGCAGCATTCATCGTTTCCCTGGAAGTCGACGGGGTTGACCCGTCCAGCCTGGCGCTCGCCGCCGAAGAGATCCACGACCTGCTTGAGGGGTCATTTTCGGTCGAGTCGGTGAAGCCGTGGGCGAGGCCGGTCTCAGCGCCAGCGGTGCCCGCCCTCGGCCAGCCAGCTATTGCGCCTTTCCCCACCGGGCAACTCTGACATGCCCATACATCCTCTCGATGCCTATTTCTACAGGTATCCTGACAACCAAGAACCACAACCATACCACACAACCGATCCCACGCCTGAACTCACACCCTATTACCCAATGGAAACCATATCTACACCCCACCACTCAGCCAACACGCCGCTCGACTTCGGATTCAACATCAACGACCTCGAGACATCGTATCCCGTTATTGTCGCCGGCCCCTACCGTGCCACCGTCTCGTCGGTCGAGATGAAGGACAAAGTCTCCGGCGACGGGCAGATCCTGCGCGTCGTCTTCCAGGTCGATGACGAGGCGAAGACGGAGAGCGGCGCCACATTGCCCGGCGGGATGCACCGCTTGAGCAAGAGCTACTCGCTCGATCCTGAGCACGCGCAGTTCCTCGTGCGGCTGCACGACGCCGTGCACGGGAGCAAGAAAGGCTCCCGGCCGCCGATGATCCCTGCGCAGTGGCAGGGGAAGCAGGTGCTCCTCGACGTCGGAGTCGATCCTGAGCGGACCGATCCGCGCACTGGCAAGGAGTTCCCACGCGGGAATTCGGTAAAGAACACGAGCTGGCTTCGCCAGTAGTACGTGCACGCGTGCACAGTGTACTAGTAGTACAGACTACGGCCTAAGCCGGTAGAATACAAAGCGATGTGGACAGTTAACCTCCACATCGCTTCTGGGAAATGAGCCTCGCCCCGTCCGTCGAACAGAGAACCCTCAAGGTGGTCTACTCGAACGATCTGTATTTGCTGCGCGTGCCGCGCGATGTGGAGATTTACGTCGGCAATCAAAATGTGGTCCCGATGACCCAGCGATGGGAGGACCTTCCGCAGTCTGTACGCGACGAATTCAGAAAACAACTCAACCGCCATCATGAACTTTGAAGAGCCACCAGTGACCACGACCACGTGCGACACCTGCCGCTACATTGCCGAGCAGGGCGAAGCCCTCACGGCCATGGATGCCTACGGGGCAGCGGTGCGCGGGCGGGACGTGCTCCGCGCCCGGGTCGAGGAGCTTGAGCACCGGCTCGCCCTCGCGATCGCCAAGGAGCTGCGCATCCGGTCGATGTTGCAGGAGTGCATCAGGATGATTGCTGACGAGCACCTTGAGGGTGCTCGGGTGGCTGAGAGGCTGCGAGCCGAGCTCGCAGGACAGGAGGAGGGAACTGAGCCATGAGCGACGTGATCCTTGACCCGATGGAGATGGCAGTTCAGCTGGCCGCGGCCCGCGCCCGCGAGAGCGCAGAGGAGTGGAAACGCCTTGCGCTGGCCAATGCCGATGAGGCCGCCTCACTTAAGGCCGGGCTCGAAGCAACGACAGGCAGTGGTCCCTGTGTGGAAATCACGCCCGAAATCCCAAAGTCATTTTACGAGGGACTCGCGGAATGCAGGCAACAGATGCTGGTCGATCGTGATCAGCGCATCGCGGCGCTCGAAGCCGAGCGGGACGTGATGCTCCATGAACTCGGGCAAACCCGCGCTTTGGCTCACGGTCTTAACCGCGAATTAGCTACTGCACAAGGACACAGCCACGGATACCAACACGAACTTACTGCCGCTTACCAGCACATCGCCGCGCTCGAAGAGGAGCGGGACCGGCTGGCAACGGCGTTGGCGTTTTACGCCGATCCCGACACTTACTTTGCCATGACAATCTTCGCTGACGCACCAGCGGGCGCATTCATGGAGGATTTCGATGAAGAACACGGGAGCGATTACGACCGGCCCATGCCGGGCAAGTGTGCGCGGGCCGCGCTCGAAGCCGAGCGGGATAGGCTGGCGGCGCAACTCTCGGAGAAGACTCCTGAGAACCAGGCGATCGACAGGGCCATTGATCGACAGATTGCGAAACTGGAAGCAGAGCAGGCCACCAAGCCGTGAGCACCCCGGTCTACTTCATGACCCTCGCGGACGCGATCCCGGCGCAGCAGCCGAGCTTGGCGTCCAGCTACCGGCTCGCCGTCATCGGCCCGTGCCCGAATGCCGCATCCTTCGACAGCCGCGAGCCCTTTGCCGGCGCCGTAGGTGCCACCCTGTGGGGCGAGCTGGGCCGGGCCGGTGTCCCGCGGCAGGCGTGCTACGCGACGAACCTGTCGCCCACCCCGCAGTGGCAGGTAGTGGCTGAATACCTCGACGGGATCAAGGCTGACCTTGATGCCTTCCGCCCGAACTTGGTGCTGCTGCTCGGCCAGCAGGCACTGAACATGTTCCTGTCGGGGAAGTCCCGGCTCAGCGACTGGAGAGGGAGCGTATTCTTGGCTGACAGCTTCCTGCCGGGCCAGAAGTGCCTCGCTACGCACCACCCCACCGCTGCTTATGCCGACTACACCCTCATGCCATTGGTGCGGTATGATTTTAAGCGTGCGGCCGACGAGTCAGCAGTTGCTGGGTTCTCCGCTCCTGTTCGAGAATTTCGAACTGAGGTGTCAGCGTCCCTTGCAGTTCTTCTACTGTCCCAACTGCGACCTGCTGAGCCTTTGGCCATCGACATCGAGGGCGGGGTCGACGGGCTCAGGTGTATCAGCTTCAGCCAGGACCCGGCGACCGGGTTCATAGTGCCGTGGGACGGGTGGACGATCGAGGAGCAGTGCATGGTCGCGCCGGCGCTGGCGAAGGTCCTAGGCGACCCGGCCATTCCGAAGGTCTTGCAAAACTCACTGTATGATAATTTTGTCCTATCATACATTTACCGGATGCCGGTGAGGGGAGTGGTCCATGACACGATGCTCAGTGGCTGGGAACTGTACCCGGAGTTGCCGAAGAGCCTGGCGGTCCAAGCCAGCATCTGGACCCGGGAGCCATTCTGGAAACACCAGCAGGGGAGCCCGGACCGGAGGACGCTCTGGGCATATTGCTGTCGGGACAGTGCTGTGACGTTGGAGATCGCATGGGCGCATGAGCGGGTACTGGCGAAGTCGCCAGGAGCCCTGGCCCATTATCAATTTAACGTTTCTCTCCTGGCACCACTACTTTACCTGGAGTTGCGGGGCATGGCCTACGACGCTGAGGCTGCGGCACAGACCCACTGTGCCACGCTGATGACGATGGGTGCCATCCAGGGGTTGATCGACGAAGCCGCCGGCGCCCCGGTAAACCTGCACAGCCCCCGGCAGCTATGTACTGTACTGTATAAGAAGCTCGGGTACCCGGCGCAGCACCCGCGAGTGGGCCGGAAAGTGGATCTGAGTCGCTGGACAGCTGACAGTGATGCTCTGGCGGCCCTACAGCGGATCCGGCCCCTCGACCCCCTCCTTGCCTGGACCGTTGAGTGGAAGCGCCTGGACAGGCTCAGGGAGGCCTTAGCGGCCCAGCCAGACACCGATGGGCGTCTGAGGTGCAGCTACAACGTCGTCGGGGACGAGGCCGGCAGGATGAAGTGTTACCCGTCGCCCACCGGCACGGGAGCAGACATCAACCTCCTCCCCCGGGACCTGTTCCGCGCCGACCCCGGCATGCTCCTATTCGAATGCACCTGGCCCTGCGGCGAAGCCGCGACCCTGGAGGCTCACTACAGGAGGCTCGGTTCCCCGGCGGCTCACCGCCAGTGGGTGAAGGACCAGTTGCTCAGCAAGGGAACCCTTCCCTGTGCCAGTGGCCACGTGCGCACGTTCTTTGGCAGACGCGACTCAGCCGCCACCCTCGCCGATGCTCTCGCCCACGAACCCGCCGCCAACCTAGCGTATGCCGTCAACCGATCCCTTCTTGCCCTCTGGCTCGACCCTGCCAATCGAGCAGCAGGAGCTCATGGCCCGGATCTCGCAGGTGATCATCGTGATGACGGGGGATCCGGAAGTGCCAGTGCACTACCGCCAGGAGTTGGTCTCGATCGTCTCGGGGCTCTTGTTGTTGAACCGCTCCACGTCTGGCATGGAGGTTTACTCGTCCAAGGATCCGCCGATAGGCGGGAGTGGATCGGGGCCAAGCTCAGAGAGTGGACCTCCGTCCCCTTGACGATCGCCGGGCAGCAGGTCGTCCTCCCGTGCGCCGTGTCCTGTGGCCCGTCCTGGGGCTCCCTCGAACCCATCCAATAAATCTGATGAAACAACTACCCGAAGACCCGCTGGAGCTGGCCAAAATCACCAGGCTGGAGAAGGATAAATGGCGAGTCACTGAGCACTTTTCTTCCAGCGGGAATGACGTGGAGAAGCTCCGGCGCATCGTACAGATCTGGTATGAGAATAGGAGCGTGTTCGAGTCGCACGGTATTATTGCCCTAGAGAACGCCTTGCAGAACGTGCGCCGTTGGATCGAGCGGGGCTACGTGCCGCAGGTTCCGAAGAAGAAGTGCCTTGGTGACCACGGGGGCGCAGAAGCCCGTTCCCGGATTGCGCGTAAGCATGCGAGCGGAGTCGCAGCACCAGATCCTCCCCGCCTGTTATGACTGAGCACCACTTCACCATCATCGCCGGCATCCTCGTCCTGGCCAGCGCCGGGCTCACCATCTGGGTGATCTGGGTCCTCCTGCACTAAGCCTATGATCACGGGAGTGTACCATGTCGGGGGAGTTGCCCACTGGCGGGAAGTGGTCTCTGAGCAGCTGCGCCTCCTCGGCAAGGCCAAGTTCCCCGGTCTCATCCACTGTCACTACGGCGGTCCCAAAGAGGAACAATGGTTCATCATGCGGGTAGCCGAGGTCCACGGGCTGGAGATCACCTTCCTGCCCAACGAACCTGGCCGGGAAGAAGCCCCCGCCATCCGGTTCACCCAGGAGTACGCGATGACCTGCGACCCGGACGAGCACATCCTTTACTTTCATAACAAAGGCTGCGGGACCCCGAACTCGTGGCGGCACGTGATGTGGCGCTGGATGCTCAACTACTACATCCTGGTCGAGTGGGAGAAGGCACTGGCAACCCTTCAGGCCGAAGGCCTCGACTGGGTCGGACCCCAGTGTTTCCGAGACGGGGACTTCCCCCATGGTGCCGGGAACTTCTTTATCGCCCGTAGCGCCCACCTGCGTCGCCTTGAACCGTTCGAGCGTTACTACGCCACGTTCCTCGAGAAGCACCCGACAGGTCGTCCGCACTGGATGAGTCGGCGCCATGCCAGCGAGATGTGGATCGGGAGCGACGGGGAGTTGAACTTCGCCTCACTGATGCCTGAGCCGATGATGGTGGAGTTGAGCAACCATCAGAGTTGGTGTGCGCACCCCGAGGCGCAGGTCTTTGCCACCCGTCACGGCTCATGATCCTTTCCCCTTTCCCATGTCCTCCTTTCTCAGAGATTATGAAGTCTTTAGTGGAGGCAACAAAGCCTCGCCATTATTCCACATGTGGTCAGGTATCAGTGCCATAGCCAGCCTGTTATCCCGTCGCGTGTGGGTCCAGCAGGGGTTTTTCAGCGTCTACCCGAACCTGTACGTGATCTTGGTCGGTGACCCCGCCTGCGGCAAATCGCACGCCATGTCCTATGCCCGGACGCTGATCCGCGAGTTCCCGGACACGATCATCGCCCCGGACAGCGTGACGAAAGAGGCTCTGACGTTGTTCATGGCCGGCACCGAGACGAGGCCATCACCGTGCATCAAGCGGTTCTCATGCAACAGCGGACCACTCGAGGAGTACTGCCAAGTCAGCATCTTCTCGAACGAGTTGGTCACCCTGCTCGGGACTGAACCCATTAGAATGATTGAATTTTTCACAGATGTCTGGGATCAGAAGGCATTCACCGTAAAAACTAAAAACCAAGGGACGGACATCATCATCGGGCCATGCGTGAATATCCTTGGATGCCTGACGCCACAGATCACATCGAACCTCCTAAAATCTCAAGTCATCTCCGGTGGATTCTCCCGTCGCTGCATCTTCGTCTCGAGCCCCATGACCGGGACTGCCGTCCCACGGCCGAAGTTCACCGACGAGCAAAAGGCCGCCTTCGCCCGACTGAAGGAACGGGGGAAGTTCCTCGGGGAGGTTTGCGGCGAGTTCCAGTGGACACCAGAGGCCGAAGAGTGGTTCGACCGGTGGTTCATGGAGAAGGAGGAGGCGATGAAGGCGGTGGTCGATGCCCCGATAAAGCACTACCTCGGGAGCAAGGACGGGATGTTGCTGAAGGTGGCCATGGCAGTGGCGTTGTCTGAAGGAGACGAGTTGGTGCTCACTGCGGGGGTCCTTCAAGCCGCCCTGTCGTTCCTCGATGTGGTCGAGGAGCACTTGCCAAAAGTCTTCGAGGGCACCGGCCGGAACGAGCTGGCTCCGATCCTCCACCGGATCGCTGACTTCGTCACCAACAGCCTGCCGCACCCGGTGGCGGTCAAGACTCTGCGCGGTGCATTCTTCTCGGACGCGAACCACGAGGAGATGTCGAGAATATTTCTCCAGCTGCAGGAGACGGGAAAAGTCCAGTTGTACCGTTCCGGGGGCGAAGAGTATTGCACGACGCCTGAGCAGGTGAAGAAGCTGGCGAAGGAGGCACGGCACGTTGAGCGGGAGGTCGTGGACGTGACGGCTGGACCTACTCCAGCGGCATCAGTGCCCGCAGCGCCGGCGGTGCCGTCCGCCGTGGACCCTGCAGCTGCGCCCTCGCCTGGGCCACAGTGAGGAACGGGTTCCTCCTCCGCAACTCATCGATCTGCCGATATGACTCCAGAGCCTTGTGACCGTAGCCCTTGGCGCCAAGAGCCCCCAGCACGTTATCTCGCAGTTGAGCACGAGCGGCTTCTTCGGTTGGTGCTGAGACACCCATGGCTCGGAGTATTGCTTCGTCAGCGGCTCCCGTCACACGAGTCCCCTCCTTGCCCGGATCCCGAACAAACACTCGTTTCTCAACCCGCTCCGCAATCTTCATTGCCTCTGCCCGACGGTCAAAGTCCGGACCCCGTTCCAGTTCCCGTGCATCAAGGAACTTCAGAGCTTCCCCCACGTCCTTCTCGTCCACGATCTCATCCGCCAACTCACCCATCACCCGTGCATCCTTTGCTACTTGAGCCTCCCGAGCCCGCTGTTGCATCCCCCAGACCTGCCGAGCCTTGTTCAACTTCACCGGCTGCCACCCAAGGGCATAGCTCAACTTTTCACCGAGACTTGGATCTTTCACAAGAAGCTCGTTATTGGTGGGATTTCGAAACTGCCAATCGTCGTTCCACAACTCAAGAGTCTTTCGAAGAGGAACCGGAGCGACGGCTTCGAGAGCACTACCAACTCGTCCTTGCCCAAGGGCGCCGACCGCCTCGACTCCCTTTTTGGCGTAGGATCCTACGGGGCCGAAGAGATTGGCGAGGTTGAAGCCGTCGTATTCGTTGAAGCCAAGGACACCGGTGACCCCGAAGCGTTGCGAGATGTCCGGGCCACCCATGACGTGGGAGATCCCGCGCATCGACAAAGTCTTGACCAGTGCGGCGGTCTCCGGGTTCTCGCCGGCATCTGACAACTTCTCCAGCCATTCCTCGGCATCGAAGCCGGTGGCCTTCTGCAGGATTCTGAATGCGGCTCCGACGCCCGGCAGGCCCATGACTCCAGCAAGCAGGACCTGAGTGGTGATCATGCTGGCGGCTGCTCGCAGGGCATTGGCCTTCTCGCCCTTTTGCCCTGCCACCCCTTTCTTCAGGTAGGTGATCATCTGGGTCAGCGTGCCCAGCGAGTAGCCTTGGAGCGACATCATCATGGACGACACCGGCCTGGCATCCCCGACGTTGTAGACCCCGGCTGCCCGCGATCCCCTGCCACCCGTGAGCAACCCCTGCTGCACGATCGGCCAGACCTCGCGCATCGCCTGCTGGTGGGTCTTGCCCGTGCTGCGCAGGAAGTCATAGGCTGAGACCAGGCCCACGCCAGTCGACAGATTGGTCGACTTGTTGTGGATCGTAGTGGCAAGCCGCATGGCCGCCTGGGCAGTGTCGACGATTGGCTGAGCCGTCTTGGGATCGAGCTTCCCGAGAGTGACAGCACCTTTGCGGAAGAGGTCTGTCGTGGGGGTTTCGGCCGCAAAGTCCTTGTAGTTTTGGGCATTCAACCAGCCATTAGCTTCGGCTTCCGTGAGCAGTTTCTGGTGATCAGCCGAGAGCTTGCTCAGGTCGAGTTCCCCGGTCTTGAAGTACTTCCGGCTCATCATCGCCTTGCCGACGATCTGCTTGTAGGCATTGGCCATGAGCCTATTCGCTTGGCCCGGCATCGCGCCCAGGTCCATGAGCTTGGCTGGCATGGCGACCGCTGGCTGGACCGTTTCCATGGCCATGTTGATCGGGCTGCCCGCCAGCGTCATGATGTACCCGAACTTCGAGATCTTCTGCTGCGATGGCAGGTCCGGGGTCCCGTAGTTTTGCCAGCCGATAGCAAGCGAGTGCGCCTCGGGCGTGCCCTTGAGGAGTTGATCATTCTCGACCCCGCGGCGCTCTGCTCTCGCGACCTTCATCGTGTTCTGGCGCCGCTTCGCCTGCGCCCAGTCCCACCGCTGCTTGGTCATGTCGAGGTATTCGCGCCCGGGAGTCCGCTTGGCTTTGATGTGGCGGGACGAGATGTCCTTCTGAGCCGCGAGGGTCATCAGTTCCGGACGCATGTCCACCGCCCCGAGGATCTCGGTGATCTGTTCCTCAGAGAATCCTTTGGATTGGAGCCGCAGACGTCCTTTCTCCTGTATCTCGCCAAGACCCTTTTCGAAGCCGCTAACCCGCTGACCGGGGATCACCTTCAGGCCTTCGTCAGCGATCCCGACATTGGAGAAGCCGTCACGCTTGAGCGTTTCGATCAACTGGTCCCGGTCCTTCGGGTTGTCCGCCGTCAGGATGTCCGTGACCGCGTCCTTGCCCGTGCCCTTTGTGAATGTGATCCGGTGGGCACCTAGCCTGCGCTCCGAGGTATGGCCGACGTTCGCCATGTTGTAGGCGGTGCGTTCCTGAGCGATCTCGACCACGTCCTTGAACGCATCGACGTAGCGAGTAGCGCGATCGAGGCTGAGCTTGGGTAACTCACCCGGCGAGGTTAGTACAGGCACGGCTTCTGCCAGCATGGCAGCATAGTCCACCGGCCCAGTCTTTACCTTCTCACCCCAGTCGTGGAAGAAGTTCCACGCTGCCTCGTAGCGGATGTCCGTCCCGGCGATCGCGTTCGATGCTGTGTCTGAGGCGGCATAGTCCACGGCTTCGTGATGGCTGAGTTCGATGTCCTTGCGGGTTAGCGCATCCTCCTGCGCCAGCAGTGCCTTGGCGGAGTTCTGGAGCCTGGGATCGATCTTGTTGAACAGAGCCACGACTTCAGGGGTGCCGTCTCTCAGGTGTTCGTGCGATGTCTTCGTTCGCCTTTCAGTAGTTTCCGTAGTCCACCGGTGGATGTCGTCCTTGGCCTTCATCGAGACGTCGTCCGCCTTGTTGTAGAACTCGCTGACCGGTGCGTCGTCGCCGAACTTGATGGCTGGCCCAAGGATCTTCGCGGACATGATATCGGCGAGGGACTTCTGGCCACGGCTCAGGGCGGCGTCACGGCGCTCAGGGAGGGCAGCGGCATGAGTGAAGGCTTTCTTGGCGGCACCCATCTGCGAGAGCGGGCGCAGGAAGTGGGTGATGATGTTGGCGATGCCGCGGCCGAAGCCTGCGGCTGCGCCACCGAGGTTTCTGGCCTGCCCCATGGCATCCTTGTACATGTCTGCTCCGCCCATCCACTTGGCGACGTCAGTGCCAAAGCCATCGAACTCGGAAGTGTCGAAGACCGTGGAGAACCAGTCCTGGGCAGTGCCAAAGTCTTTCGTGATGTCGAGCACTCCGCCGGGTTCCTGCATCTTGGCAAAGGCTTGGAGGCGCAGGGCATCGACCTCGGTTTCGCGGCCGGCGCGCATCACGTCCTTCATCGCCTCTTCGTGCCCAGCGAGCACATCCCACATCTCCTTATTCCCGCGGAAGGCCATCTTCAAAGTCCTCACGGACTTTGAAGCCCAAGAAGCCGCGTTCACTAGAAAGTCCGACAGCGGCTTCGGCAGGTACTTCACGAGGCCACTGAGGTTGCTGGTCCTACCCTCGACCATGTGCATGGCGGCAAGGGCATTCATATGCGCCATGACCTCGTCGGGTGACTGAACGGTCTCGGCAGTGCGGAGGATCTCGGCCAGTTCCGGGGACTTGCGCAGTTCAGCCGGCAATCCCTCGGTCATCCACTTGAGCATCAGGGCCCGGTCCTCGGGCAACGCGCCCGTGACGAACTTCCTCGTCCGGTCGAGTTGCATACTGACCTTCGGCTCCAGCTGCCCTCGGGCATGCGCGTCCCAGAGCCCGTGGCCAATCAACTCGTGCGCCACCGTGTAGCCAAGGAGCTTCGAAGGCTTCGGGTCGGCTGACAGCATGACCAGAGGGTGATCGCCAGCGACGAAGAGCCCGTAGGCTTGGCGGCCGCGGGTGGTTAGCTGGGCGAGGTCCGTACCTGCCAGTTCCTTCACGGCGGTCCACAGCCGGGCGACGGTGGGCAACCGCTGAGCCATCTCCGCCTCGGACATCCCCATCCCGCGCATGGCCTTGCCGAAGAACGTCCCCGCGTTGGCAATGCGCTCGTCCGGGGTGGCATTGGCACGTTCGAGGGAGAGTTGGTCTAGGCGTGCCTTGGCCTCGGGACTCGGGTCACTGGCGAGGGTGGCCATTTCCTCTGCGTCTGCCACGGGGTCCCTCATCGCGTGCACAGCTGGCTCAGTACCTAGTACTGGTACAGGGACCTCGGCCTGGGTCGCCTCCTCCGAGTGCTTCGCCAGCGACAGGTCGTCCCCGACGAACTCCGTGAAGGTCACTCTCCCCCGCTCACCCTTCCCCTGTTCGTTCACCTTCGTGCGGAGCCTCGCCTTGAACATGTCGAAGCCTTCCGGTTGCCCGGCTTCCAGCCACTCCCGGTACGCCGTGTAGGTTGGGTCTGGAAAGGTTCCGCTGCCGATTTTCTCCCCGAACCGTGCTGACTCAGCGAGGACGAAGTCGGTCTCGGCTTTGACGGCGGGGTCAGTCTTGGCCAGATCGAGGCGCTGGGCGAAGGTTGCCATGTCCTGTTCAAGGGAGACGGGGGGAGCCGGTGCGGTGTCTGCGATCAGTGCGGCTCCGCGGTTCACGGCGGCGAGGGTCGCCTCCTCGGGCGTCGAGCCGTTCTCGATGTCCGCGTCACGTGCCATCTGCAGCGCCCTCTGGACGTCCTCCGGGAGGGTGGCCACAGCCTTAGCCTTGTTGACAGGATCAGGGTCCCCCGCCAGAGCCGCGACCTCCTCGGGAGGCATGACTGGAGAGGGCGTCTTGACCAGCGGCTCAGGAATGGCCTCTGGCGGGGCCAAGGAGAGCCCGGGTAGTTCGGGGGTCACCATGGGGCCAGTTGGAGCCATGGATGGCTCTGGCGGCGCACCGGCGAGGTCCTGGACGTATCTGGCGACCTCTGGCAACGGGAACCCGAGCCGCTGGTCCGGCTCCGGACCGTAGGCTGGACCCTCAGGTGCCGGTGGCCGCGTCAACCCGATGCCCGCCTCCAGTGGCGACGACGTCCCCAGCACCGTGCCGCGGTCACCCGTGGTCAGCATCCCGCGCATCCGGTTGGCCTGGCGCACCTGCCCGGGGAACCGTGCCGCGTCGAGTGTGCCGAAGGCAGCTTGGGCCAGACCTTGTGCAGCCCAGTAGGCTGGATCCGCCAACTCGCTGAAGTGCCTGTCCTTGTCGAAGCCGATGTTCACCGCCTCAATGCCGGTTTGCGCACCCGTGAGCGCCGCCTGCCCCGCGCCGATGCCCGCCAGCACCTGCCCCGTAGTCGTGGGTGCCGTGGTATGGGCGGCAAGGTTGGCGGCCACTGGCGACCCTTCCGCCATCATCGCCCGCAGCGTGGCTGCTTGGGCAGCATCCGCCGGGGTCTTCATCGCCTGGATGGCAGCACCTCCCGCCGTCTCCATGATCTTCGGCGTGGCGGCAGCGAGCCCGGCTGAGAGCGCAGTCGGCAGGGGTTGCTCAGTGGCTCCCCACGTCTCCAACCCGGTTAGCGCCCCCGTGCCGATGTTCCGTACAGCCGCAGCCCAGCCACCGCCCGGGATCAGCATCGGGGCCATATTCACCACTGCCCGTGGGATGCCCTCGAAAACTTGCCTGCCTGTGGCACCGAAGGCTTCTTCGCCCAGTTGCCCTGCCAGTTCCGGGGCGCCAGTGGCTCCGATCATCTGGTTGATGGCAAAATCGGCCTGTGCCAACCAGCCGGGATCAATGCCCGATTTGTACTCAGCGGGTTGGCCACTAATCTGGGCCATCACCCGCGAGTAGTCCGAGGGACTCAGGCTCTGGAGCCACGGGTTGGCTTGGCTCTGCTGTTTCCGGATCTCTTGGTAGGTGGCCATAGGTCGTTTGGTTTAGATGCCCGCCGTCAGCTACCAGCACATCCGGTTTTCCCTCCCAAGATTGCCAGTGCACCTTCAGGGCAGCCTGGCGACGGGCATAGGAGTCAAAGTTGAGTTCTGTAATCGAAGATCCCGGCACCGCGGCCCCCGACCACGGCTTTCGGATCCATGATGGGTTGCACGGCCATCCGGTTTTTCTTATCCTCCAGTATTTGCCGTAGTAGCTCAGGCGTCATCCCCGGCTGCTGGCCCAGGATCGAGAGCATTTGCTCCATATTGGGAGGCGGCTGGCTGATGCCGCTCCCCATCCATGAGTTTGTCCCCGGGGTTGCGCCGGGCGTTGCTGGTGCCGGGCGGATCGACTTCCCGCGGCGCAGCGCGTCGGACTTGATGATGTCGTTGAACACAGAATGGGTCCTCCTAGTAGATGTCCTTGCCGGAGCCTGACAGGTGACGGCGCCCGCGCTGAGCGTACAGAAGGTACTTCAGCGTTGGGTCCACCCCCTCCATCCCGAGTTGCTGGCCCCCCAGTCCTTTATGCACGCGTTTGCCAGTCATTGCGTCGAGCATGGCACGGGCATTTGGCTGGAGCCCCTGTTGCCCTCCTGGGGGCACGAACGGTGCCATGCCCGGAGCCACTCGTGCGACGCCTGGTGCGGGCGCTGGTGGCCCTGCGGCGGGCATTGGCGGACCCATCGGCCCCTGTTGATCTTTCTCTCGCTGGAGTCCCCGTGCTCTCGCCCCCGACATCAGATTGAACATCTGAGCCGTTGGTCCCTCGCCTTGCCCCATCATCTTGGCAATCGTGGGCGATTCCTCCGGGACGTTCTGGGCCCCGATCCCCGGGGACATCGGCATTGGTGGCCCCATCGGGTTACTGCCCGCCTGTGGCATCATCCACTGTTGCTGCATCTGGCGTAATCGCTGGATAAGTGCCTGTTGGGCAAATGGCGAGAGCGGGTGTTGTCCGGGGTTTGTCGATAATGGGCTCATTTCACGGTCCTCCTTTGGCGTTCGTATTCGGTGAATCCTCGGTTGTGGCCCATCCAGTTGGCCAACTTGCCGACTGAGTAGCCGGGTGGCCCGGCCATCCATGTCCAGTTGCTCACGGGCTCAGGCGGCGGAGCCATCGGGATGGCACCTGGGGCTTCGGCACCGGTTCCCGCCGCTGCACTGGCGGCAAGGATCGAGAGAACCTTCGGATCGTAGCCCTCCATTTTCGTCACCTCCGGGTTATTCGTAACGTACTCCTGTCCTGCTGCTGGACCCTGCTGGGCGACAGCCGCGTTGAACGCTGGCACCGTGCCCGCAGGCTGGAGCAAACCACCAGAGGCTTCCCCGAGCATTCCCGGCGCAATCTTCACGCCCGGCAAACCAGCTGCCGCAGCATTTAGCACAACGTTCAATCGCTCAGCATCAGCCTTTTGCTTCGCGGCCGCATCTTGGGAGGCATAGTGCGCGGCTTGATTCTCGGCAGCTTGGCGCTGGATGGCAGTTTGTTCCTGCTGTGCTTGCGGACCGTAGAGTGAGGCGGCCAGCTGGGCTTGCAGGTTGGCTGACTGAATCGGGGCGTTGGTCCGCTGCTGCCCCAAGGTGAACTCCGCTTGCTCCTGGCCCAGCCGTGCCGCCGCGGCTGCCGCCTGTGCCGCTTCATCCTGCGCCGGAATCCGGTTTACCAGTGCCTGCTGGATGGCGAAGTTGAGCGGATCAAGCTGCTGTGCTCTGGCCTGGGCTGCGGCATGGATCTCCGCCTGTCGCCCCTCTTGCGCCTGTCCCAAGGCTAATTGCTGGGCCAGGACCTGAAGCTGCAACTGCTCCTGCTGCTGCTTCTGGGGGTCGAACTGCTGCATCAGAGCCAACAGATCCCCGGTTCCCATCCTCCCCCTCCTGTTCTCGCGTCTCTCGGATCGCCGGTCTAACCGTCTCTCGCGGCCCCGGGTAGTACTTGTTGGGTAAGAGTCCATTGGCGGGATATTGGCTAAGGGTTAGGATCGTGTCCGGGTCAAAGAGAGTTGGGCGAAGATCACACTGATCGGTGCAGAGAGCACGGACTCTTTCCATCGTCAGGTAAGGATGGCTGACCGCTGGCAGGTAGCGGTGTCGTAAGGCTTCGTGCTTCAGTTCGACCAGCCGTGCTCGCAGCTTGTCATGGTCATGGATTCTCCCTGCGAGGTGCGGATCGAAAGAGCCTTCTGCCGCATAGGAAAAATGGAGCCCTGGCGTAACGGGATGCCGCGGCGGACAAACGATGAGCGGCAGGTATTCAGCGTACACGTCGAGATCCCAAAATCTGTTCCATTCGAGTCGTCCATTAACCTGTGAATGAACTTCACCTTGGCCAGCCAGCCAAAGGGACGGAGTGTAAACTCCCCATTTCCGCGCCTGATGTGCTTCCTCCATCCAGTGATCCAGATGCCAAGTTTGGTCAGGCTTGAGGAATCCCGTGACATCCGTTATGTGCGTGAGGACCGAAGGAATGGCTGAACGGCTTAGAGCATAGGCGTGCGTGCGGTTCACGCGCGATGGCCGAAGAACAAGGGGATTGATCGATTCGTGCTTTCCACGGAATTGCCCGCCGAGATAAATCTGTCCCCAGTCCGCTGGAACATGCTTCATCAGGAGATCGAGCTTGGACGGAAAATCAGGCCCAAAAATGACGTCATCTTCAAGGAAAAGGGCTGTCTCCACGCCAGATTGCCATGCAGAATTAATTGCAAAGAGATGGCTAGTGTAACAACCCCACGCTCCTCCGCCAGCCTTCCACCACGGTGGCACACCAATTACGTCTCCGCGAAAAGCCGAAACGACCAATACTCGGTCACCAAGTCCCGCTTCACGGATACGCCTTAGAGCCGCATTCTTGCGTTCCGGAAGCGCAATTAAAAATACCTGATCAAAGTGCTTCATGTTTCGCCCGTTTTTCCGCGCATTTACGCTTGTAAGCCTCTCCGCCTAATATTGAAGCCATGGGTTGGTTGAGCTTTCCAATTTCACCCCAACGTTCAAGTCGCCCATCAACGGTCAGATGGCAACGACGGCAAAGAATGGCTATATTCTCCGGTACGTTGTTCTTCGTGTTCCCGTCAACATGATGCCGTTCCGATTTTTCTGCACCGCAACGGGTGCATGGGCCAATGTTTCGATACAGCTTCAAGGCCCGCTTGCGAGCCCCATGGACAGTAACGGCATCTCCTTTCCAGTTGGGATGATCTGCCCCCGTTAAGGCACAATACTGCAACGGAACATCCACTCCCTTTTTGCGCAGGTGGTAACGCTGGTATGTCGTCAGGGTGGAATAATCCGTATGTGACAGCAGGGGGACACGTTGAAGCGGCACAGGAACTCCTTTTTCACGCAGACGACTGCGCTCTTTCCCCGTCAGAACTGACCAGTCCAGAGGCAGCATGATATTGCTGTAGAGAAGTTTGAGATATTTATTCATGTGGAAGAAGAGTCTGACCCAGACCCAGTGGCTGGCACAACCTCAATCTCGCGGATGAGTGATGCCGCTCCGAAGAACCCATCGAAAGCGTGATGGAGCATCCACTGCATAACGTAACCTCCGGGAGCGGATGGTGCCGTGATGACGAAAGTGAAAGTGACTTCAGCGCCAGAGAGGACCAGTCCGGGAAGCGGTACCTCGTTGGTTCCCCAGTAGGTATTGTCAGCGGGGTACTGCGAATGAAGGAAAATCGGATCAGGAACCCAATTTTCAACCCCTACATTTCTGAACGTGAGCGTCACATCAGCGGTTGAACCTGCTTCTATTTCCGGGGGCACGCCCAGTTGCGAGACGAAGGTAGCATTGAATCCCGCACTGGGACCGCCCCCACCGCTTCCCCCGCTTCCACTGGAACTGCCGGACGAGGATGGAGTGCTGCCTGACGACGACGAACTGGAACTACTGGAAGACGATCCATCTGGTTCCGGCGGTGGTCCTGGCACAACTGTGACCGGATGGTCAGGCGTCGACGCACCAAAGTAGCCGGTTGGGCCGTACATTTGGAATTGCAGATCGTATACCCCGGGGACGCTTGGTGCATTAAGCTCGACATCGAACGTGCGCTCCACCCCTGGCATGGTCTCAGCCGGCACTGGGATTTCGAACATTCCCCAGTGGTGCCCAGTCGGCAGAAGCTTATGAAAACCAGGATACCAAGTAGTTTCTCCGGTATTCCGAAACGTGGCCTGCATCCAATAAGTCTGCTCAGTCTCCAACTCATCAGGGCGGATAAACCAGTGAACAAAAGCCGCCTGATTGCCGCCGCTGCCACTGGACGAGGAGGAGCTGGAACCCGAACTGCTCGACGAACTGCTGGAACTGCCGCTGGATTCGCTTGGCGGCGGATCGATCGGCGGGTCAGGCGTGGTGGCGTTCCTCGCCAAGTTCATCGGAAGGTCCGATTTGATGTACTGGCTCACCCGTCCATCGCTCTCCAGCCTGAAGATCTTCAGCGCCCGTTTGGTGTCGTCAGTGAGAGTGATGTCATTGCGATGCAGAATCTCAGCGCTCGTCGGCTGGAACATCTCAATCTGGTCTGACCCGTCCGATCCGGTCACCCGCCACGTGCCCGTTGCTTCGATATAGTAATCACCCACGGGGGGGTCCTCGATGTGTGTCAGTTCGCCCGTGTGGACCTGATCCTGGAGCGGGGCGGCATCCAATGACGGCAGGATAGCCTCATAGCCGGACAGGAACCCCGAAGGGATGACGTAGCCAGATTCCACGGCCAAGTAACCTGGAGAGCCGTCTTCGCGTCCGTGGTAGTGCGCCTTGAACGGATGGCTCTGGACCGCCGAGTCCTCGATCCGCGGAGTCGGACTACCTGAAGGGACATTAGGATCCGCCACGGGGATTACTCCATGACCACCAGCGTTCGGACCATTCGAAACACCCGATTCTCGATCTGGGTGATGTCGACATCGATCAGCGTCTCGATCCCGATCTGGCCGAGGTACTGGTCAGTGGTGATCCTCGGTGAGGCTGGGAAGACGACCTGCTCGAAGTACGCACCGAAGAAGGTGTCATGTGCGAGGGTGGACGTATAGATGAGGGTCTCGTTGGCGATCACGCGCTCGATGTTGACCGCGAAGAGAGCGCCGCTATGCCGCCAGTCGACGTAGCGCCACTCAAAGACCACTGGCCTGGTGGGCGCAGCCGCATGGTAGGACACGATCTTCTTGGCCCAGACGTTCGCGGTGAACTCCCTGCGGGTCCGGATGCGGATGTCGAAGATGGTGCGCCTCTGCTGCTTGTTCAGTGTGCGAATCAGATCAAGTGCTGGATCAAATGGTTTAATGTAAGACGGAAAAGTAAAGTTGATGCGGCTCCAGTAAGTGTAGGAGGCAAAGGCGCCCGCGCCCGTGATCGGAGTCACGCCATCGACCTGTGTCAACTCGCGCAGTTCCTTAATCCAGATCCCCTCGGCCACTTCCTTGTAGGAGACGCTCACCCCCGGCAGCTGAGGAGCCGCCAATGGCGCTGGCACGAACTCGACCACCTCCCTCGTCACCCGGACCCGGTTGCCCGTCGTCGGATCAGTGTCGTAGGACGTCCGCACCAGGAAGTCCCCGTCCTTGGCCCGGTAGGTCTTGCGGACGTTGTGGTAGCCAAATTGCCCTGGACTGATCTCGACCCGGTAGACCCCGTCCTCGCCGAGGATATCGGCATCGATCACCCCGCCCTTCACCTCCATCCGGGAAGTGATGATCGTGTGGTCAACGAACTCGCGGAGTTCTTCGGCGTTGAGAAGTTCCTCGGCAACGATCGGGAACGAGGTGGTGGCCGGATCACCAGATCCGGGATCCAACTGCCGCGGGTACCTCAGTTCCTTCCTGCGGCTCTTGTTGCTGTTCCTCTCGTTGACGATCTCGGCCCCGATGACGTCGTAGGTCACTGGATCCATGTCCTCCTGGACATACTGGAACGCAATGTCGTGGGGGACCTCGAACTCGACTTCGGTCACGAAGTCCCCGACCTCCGGGATGTACCGCTGAGACCTAAGCTCCTTTCCGAAGTGAGCCCGTGTCGGGTCGTACTGCCGGGGCTCGACGGGCATATGGCTAGGTGAGCAGTGTGTACTCGCGCCCGGACTCGTGCAGGAAGGCATCCCACTTGAGCACCGACTCCCACGCCTCATCGCGCCGTGCCTCGGGCGGTGGCAGCGTCCCCTCCTGCCGCTGGACGAAGATCTCCAGTCGGTGGTTGACCTCGACGATGGCCTTCCACATCAGGAAGTCGGAGGCGTGCTCGGTGAAGAAATCACTGTCCGTGTCGGCTGTGTACGGTCGCATCCAGCGGTAGCCGTCCAGCCACAGCGTGATGTCAGCCGTGCCCGCGGGCTCGACCCAGAGCGAGTTGCCGAAGGTCAGGATCTCCACGCTCGCTGCGCTCGCGTAATCAGGGGCCTCGCACGCGAGCCGGGGCAGCGGTCGGCTACCGTACCCGCCATATGGTCCGTAGGACCCCGCCAGCAGGTTCGTACGGCGCAGCGAGCCCACGTAGGTCGCCCGTGGCCGTCTGCGGATCGGGAACATCTCTCCCGACCCCGGCGTCGGTTCGTAGTAGCTGGCCACGATGCTCTTCATCTTGACCACCTCTCCATCGACCAAGACGGCATCGAGCGATGCCCCTGTGCCGGGCGCGGCCACCACCGTTCCGTGGACGAGCGACAGGGCGAAGTCGTTTTCCCGTTCTGCCCAGACACGCGCATTGTTGAGCGCTTGAAGGACGATGCGGTTGACGATAACCAGGTCAGCAGGGTCATGGCTGGCCCCAATGTGCAATAGGTCCTTACATTGCTGACTGAGTTCGCCCACGGTCACGGTGGCAGCCTCGAGAAGTGGTTAGCTACCGGTTCCCTGGCCGATGACGCCGAGCTTGCCCTTGGCGGGTGCCTCGACCGTGTACTCCTTCTGCGGGTTGTCGCCGGAGTTGTGGGCGGCAGCCGGCTGGGCCGTGGTGTTGTACAGGCGGCTGGAGTTGACGTCGACCGCACCGGTCGACAGGTCCTCGTTGATGATATTATTGTATCCTTTCATAGCGGTAGTGGTTGTTAACGTTTGGTGGCTGATGGTTGAATACTACCCAGAAATGGTCTGGACGTTCTTGAAGTAGAGATGGCTCTCGGGGAACCGGCACTCAAGCCCGCATTCCGTAAGCCACTCGTCGCGGCGGCGGTCCTCGCCCGGGTTCTGGCGGTTCTTGAGCAGGATGGTGTCCGAGTCCGTCAGGTAGCGGTACTTGAGGTTCCCGACATCGAGCACAAGGGCATTGTACATCATGTCTGAGCGCTGACTGAACAGCGGGTGGCTCTTCATCCAGATCATCCCGTGGACGGTCTGAAGGCCGGTGAGGTTCATCCCGTAGGTTTCGTCGTCTTTCTTCCCGAGGCTCCGGGTCGTCTGGATCAGTCGCTCGTAGGTAACGTTGATGGCTCCGATGAAGCCGGCACCTCCCAGCACGAGCTTCTCATTGGTCTTGTTGTTGGAGACTGAGAAGACCCGTTGCAGGTACCCCTCGAGTTCCGTCCGGGTGATCGTATTCGAGGTTCCCGAAGCATCAATGATGCGCTTGTTCGAGTCGGAGTTGAGCGTGGCCACCGTGCCGCCGGGCCGGTAGTCGAATGCCCCGGTGTTGGTGATGTTGCCCAGTTCCCACTGTTGGAGGAACCACTCGACCCCGCCGGTAGTGCGCGTGTGGACCGACTCGCCATCGGCATTGGCAGCCAGATACGACGTCCGGGTGCCGAAGAGGAAGGCATTCTCGATCTGAACCATGTGGTCGAGCCCCTTGTCCTTGGCGACGTGCTTGTAGGCACCGGTCTTGTCCCACTGGAGCGGTTCCTTCAGGGCCGTCCGCGTAAACGAGAACGGGGTCCGGAAGATCTGGGTGTAGTTGACCGGATTGGTCGGATAGCGGGAGAGATTGGTGTATGCGACACCCCCTTCTTCATGGGCACTCCCGGTGACCCGAACGGACTTCCCGACGTTATCAGCGGGCGTGGCGTTGTTGACGATGGTGGAGGCGGCGGTGACGAGGATCCGCCCCGTGAACCGGTCCATGTTGGTGTAGTCGACAGCGGTGATCAGCACCTTCAGGTCCGCGGTGCCCGCGGTCATCTTCATGTTGAAATAGGTGACCACGTCGCCGGGACGCAGGTAACGGGCTCCGTCCGCCACCGTCCGGGTCTGGATGAAGGCATTGGCGGTCCAGGTCACAGCAGCACCCGCGGTGGTCACAGAGGCCAAGTCTGTGGCACTGGAGGCAGTGTAGAACTGGAGTGTCGCGTTGAGCGTCGTGCCCCTTTCGAGGAACCGCTGTTCCCACCAGCCAAATGTGGGGGCGTCGGTGACCTCGTCCTCCATGATGGAGAGGAGACCGACGAGCGGTGCGGCGCCATTCGGGTAGGTGTAGAATACCCGGCGGCGGTTGGTGAGCGCCATGAAGGCACTCAGGTTGTTGGTGTTGGTTAGTCCCAGGATGGCCATTGCAGTAGGTGAGCGTGAGCTCGGTTGGTTGGTTTAGTTTTCGTCCCAGAGGCCGGGTTCGGCCCTGCCAGCGGGCACCGAGGACTGGCGGCTGCCACCGGCAGTGCCCCCCTGGTAACCGCCAGCGTCAGTGGACGCAGGTGTGTGGGTTGGATGCGGCGCGCTAGCGCCGGCCGATTGGCTTCCACCCCCGGCCGGGGCGCCCGACTTGTCGTCTGGGACTAAGACGAAGTCGGGTTTGAGAGGTTTGACGCGGGAGGTTGCCTCGTTGGCGATCATCTCGAAGAGTTTGTCGTCGTCGGTCGGGAGGTCTTCTCGGGACGAAAGGGCAGCGACCGAGTCTTCAACCAGTTTCCGGTAGTCTTTCAACGTCCCGTACTTGCCGAAGAACTTGTCGAACATCCGGTCACGGTACATCTCCCGGGCGATCCGGTCCGTATCCTCGAAACTCTTCTGGTGCTCACCGAAGCGGTGCTCGAGGACGGCGTTGGAGGCGGTGATGGCGTGTCGGGCAGCGCCATCGAGCATCTGCTGCAGGATCTGCTTCCGGTGACCGAGAGGGGTATCCGGGTTGAAGAGCGAAGAGGCCAGTTCGTCGTTCACCACGAACTTGTTCAGCCTGCGGGCGATCTCTTCCTCGGTCAGTTGGATATTGCTATTGGGAATCTGGGACATGGCTTTTTTCAAGTTGGGCAATTTCTGCATCGATCTCAATCAGTCGGCCATCGAGCCAGGCTTCCGCTGTCGAGAGCCCGTTGCGCTGGCCTATCAGTTGTTCTCTTGATAGTAAAGTTTTAAAATCTATTTCAGTTTCAAAGATAAGCTGTTCGACGTATTCACGCTGCCGGCGGAAGTCCGACAACATTTCCAGCACCACCGGCTGGAGCTTCAGCTCCGCCAGCGCTTGCCTGCTGTGCCTGAGCGAGACGGCCCTGCTCCTCCGGGCTAAATCCGAATCGTCCAAGTCCGGGGATTCCTCTGAGTTCATAGATTTCGCGCATCAGCTTGTTGGGGTCGAGGTTGAACATGGCAGCGGCTTCCGGCGACTGGAGGACAATACCGAGGAGTTCCTGCAGGCTCTGAGCCATGAAGCTCTTCTCGCTCGGCAGGGTGCCATTCATGATGAAATGGTCGCTGTTGGCGACGATGGCCGCTGGCGGCTGGTGGAAGAGCGGGTATTGCATCACCTTGCCGATGCCCACGCGCCTGGCGAACGTCTCCTGGCTCATCGACTGCCGGGCATTGAGCATGATCTGCCTGCCGACTGGGGCAAGGCCGCCCACCCAGATCAGTTCTGCCAGCATGCGCATGCGGGCGCTGGCCCCGTTGATCACTGCACGCGCCTCGGTGGCCGACCTCCTGCCACTGTTGTACTGGCCTTGGGCGTTCTCATTGATCCCAGTAACTGTTTGCATTAATTGCATTAGCAGCTGAGCATCATTAATATGGCCAGTAGTATTATCCTGGACAGTCAATTGTTTGACGAATCTCTCAACTCCCAATCTCGCTGCTGCCTTCTTCAGAAGAATGACACGACTTCTGTTTTCGATCGTCGCCAGATCGATCCCTGACGGGTCGGCCACCAACCAGTTGTCGATTGTGCGTGAAACGGACTGGATACGCGAATTGATAAACCATCCGACAACCGACTGTAGAACGTCGATGAGTTCGGCGAATCCGAGATTGAGTTTCTCGTGGATGTCGGGGAGAAGCTCGGCTGCGGCGTAGGTGAACTCATTGTGGTAAGCGTTCAGCGGCTCAAAGCGGATGATCCGGGAATCATTGGCGACCCAGACGAGATAGAGTTTCGGTCGTTTCGAATCGCCCAATTTGCCCCGTCCATTGGCCAGTTTCCAATCATTCGGAATGAGCCGGATCTGAATTTGCATCACCGAATAGAGCCCCGCCTGCGGGTTCTTCGGATCAATGGCGGCGAACCTCATGCGATCGATGCCGAAGTCGCTTTTGAAACTGAGTTTCTCAACGTGCTTGAGGCCAGTGATGATGTCGTCCTGTTCGAGGTCCTTGAGCTCGGACTCCGTGTACTCCTCGCTGGAGGCGCAGTACTCCCCTCTCTGGAAGTCCCTGGTCGGCAGCCGGTGATCGGGGAAGAAACAATACGGACTGCAGTTGTAGATCCGATTGCCTTCGAACGCCGTGACCGTTTCCTCTTCAGTCTGCAAGGCTGTCACATCGTCATTGATGCGCGTTGGAGCTTCGACTGGCACATCAGTCTTCTCGACCCGCCATGACGTCCTGAAGACCCCCACACCGAACTTGGCGACATCGACGAGGAATTGATACAAAAGCTGAGACCACTTGTTCGCCTTGAGGTCGCCATCAATGACCAACTCCGTGGCATCGAGAACCTCCGCATCCTCCTCGCCGGTTGGCTCCAGTTCGTAAAATCTTTTATTTTGCCCGAAGAGCAGGAAGCAGAAGGCACAAAAAGTTTGAACCTGCGCGAACGTGAGAGGAACGATGAACTTGGGCGGAACTCCCTGCTCCAGATTCTGACGGTCGCCTTTGTCCATGGGCATCCGGCTGAGATACACTTGGTGCTGGCGGTCCCAGCTTTCGTAACGGTCCGCCATTTTGCTGCGCGACTGCTTGACCAAGTTCATGCACTTCTCCAAGAGGTCCCCATGGAATTTGGTATGCACCTCTTCCCCAAGCTCGTCTCTGTAGCGCTTATCCATTATTTATAGCGGACACTGGGGTCCCATTTTTTGGCCCTTGGCTTATCACCGGGGATCGAGAAGCGAGCAGTGGCAAGCGACGTGTACGGGATGATCCTCCCATCATTCTCATCTGGATCAATATATTCCAGCCCAGTCAGGACCATGCGATAGAGCGCCTCCATGCAGTGATCGTCGGCGTCCTTGGGTTTGTCCGGACGGCGCTCGTCCCACATGTACCTGTCGAACTCATAGAGCGTCCGGCGGCAATCAGATGAGAAGAACAGGAACTTTTCCGTCTTGAGCGCCTCCTTGGTTTGGAGAATCCCGTTCATTAAATCCTTTGGAGCCTTCTCGACGTTTAAGCCGTGGGCGATAAACACGTCCGCCATGCTTCTGCCGTCGATGGGCGATTCGATGAACCCGAGAGGATCGCACAGGCCGTAGATCACATTCCTGTTATGCAGCTTGAGCTTAATTTGGACGGCGATCTCGTCTATGGTTCCCGTCATGAAAAGTTCCGACCAAAAAAATACCTCTTCTGTCGGCGAAGTAGCAGAGAACAACACAGCCGTGGGCGTCCGGGGATGCGGGTCGATGCTATAGCGCACGGCATACTCAGGCGGAGGATCGTCCTTGCTCTTCCATCCCTTCGGGCAGTCGTGGTAGACGTGCCTATTGATGTTGAATTCCTTGTACACACATCCCGACATTGCCATCGGGAGGCCATGGATTCGGCACTGGATTTCGTCCTCTGTTAGGGACTCCTCGTATTCTCGAATATTCGCAGGATTCAGATACTCATTGTCGTATGTACTTCCCGACAAAGTCCAATATTGTCCTTTTTCAAATGGGACAAGACCATCCAGCTGCTCTCGCATACTTGGGATAAACATGTCATTTATCCAAGGCTCAGACAGTAAGGTACATAGGAACCACGCGCTCCCACCTCTATCCATCAGTCCCCGGGCCATGGCCTTCCACATTCCCTGCGGAATTGGTTCGTCAGCGTGCAGAAAATCCCAGTCCGAAGACTCAACGCTCATGGAGTTGGCCTTGTACGATTGAACAGTTTCAATGTACAAAATGCTCACGCCATACAGTCCCTTGACTGCAATCTTGCAGATGTTCCCGCCGTGATTTTTCGCAACGGTCGTGATGCGATCCTCCGGAAGAAGCTGGAAGAGTTTCCCGCGGGCCGCTTCGTCCCCCATCTGATTGGTGAAAATTTCGGTCCCCTTCTCCCAATCCGAAACGATCAAGACGCCTTTTACTGGACGCCGCGGAATTCCGATCGTGCGCTCAGGTAGTCCCTCCATCACCCACGGCCTTTCTCCGAGAAGCCAGGCAACGTCTTCCGCGGCGCCCATAGTTGACTTGCCGAAGCGGTTCCCGACTCGCGCATAGCGATAGCGGAATCCGCATTCGTGAAAGAGTTTTTGCTTTGGGAATGGCCGATAAAACGCAATTCCATTTTTGCGCCGCTGGTCCTTGCGCTCCCTGAGCAACTGATGAAGCCGCAAGCGTTCGAACTCGGTGTATTCCGAGGAAACCGTCTCTGGCGATGGGAGCGCTATTGACATTTTGCGGCTGAAGGACGAAAAAAAGCGAGCGCGGAAGTCGTCTGAAGCGACCGCCACGCTCTAAACCTCAACATGAGTTGACCATGCCGAGATCTACAAGAGAACTGCCTGCGTTTACCGAAGAGCACAAACGCCGATATTGGGCAAAGGTGAACAAAACCGACCCTTCCGGCTGTTGGATGTGGTCTGGACTGAAGAGTAAGGAAGGGTATGGGCGTTTTTACTTTGAACGACGCCGTTTCTTTGCGCACCGCATTAGCTGGTTTTGGCATTTTGGAGCAATTCCCGATGAAGTGCTGATATGCCATACTTGCGACCAGCCATCCTGTGTTCGACCTGACCATCTTTGGGTGGGCAACGACACGGCAAATATTGCGGACCGTCATCGCAAAGGGCGAACTGCCAGCGGTGATCGCCACGGATCGCGCATACATCCAGAAAGGGTTCCTCGTGGTGAAAGGAATGGAAGCGTGACCTGTCCAGAAAGTCGTCCTCGCGGCGAAGGCTGCTATCTTTCCAAGCTCATCGATAACGACATCCGCGAGATTCGACGCCTGTCTGCAAGTGGCCTTTCCTACCCAAGCATTGCAGTCCGTTACAACGTAACGCCCGAAAACATTGGTGCCATTGTTCGTCGGCGCACTTGGCGCCACGTGACATGACTCGGGCGATGGCAGAAGAGAGGTGCTCATGCTCATCCGTTGCAGATTTCGTTGCTGCCGCCAAGGAGGACCGCTCCGCCGCCGACCGGTGTCCCGTCGACCATCACAACATTCGCCGATCCCACATCCTGCGTGCTTTGGTATCCCAGGAAGGTGGTGGGTTTTTGCCAGGCGGTGTTTTGACGGATCGACGCGCACTGGTTGCGAATCCAGATCGCATAGTGGTTTTGAGTTGGCGGGTAGCCTGCTCGATTGCGAAACACATTGCCCGAGAATTGGTGAAAGCCTGAAGCTGGCGTAATCGGAAGGTAGACGGCATCAGCGTAGATGAACTTGTGACCGCAGTCCTCGATCAGTGCGCCCTGGATGGTCACCCGTTCGCAGTCGGTGAGTCCGATGCCGCACGCTCCGTCGGCAATGGTGGAGGTGACATTCCGGATCCTGCACGCCCCGCGGACAATCGTGTCCCCGGCGCCGTCCAACGTGAACCCATAGGCAGGCAGACCCGTGTGGGTGATGCCATCAACCTCGCACGAGTCGATGATGCCTTGAGCGAAGAAGCTGGGATTGGCGCCGGCGGCTGGATGACCAGCGACTCGTCCTCCGATCTCGAATCCGGCGTGCACACAATTTTTCACTGAGCAGTGATCGAAGATTCCGCCCGCGCAAAATCCCAATGAAAAGGCCATGTCGAGGCAGTTCTCCGCCCGGCACATCACCACCCGGGTGCGTTGATGGACATACTGGAGTTCATTGGCTGGCGTGGCCTCGAACCCATGGCGGGAGACATTGCCAAAGAAGCAGTTATGGATCAGGCAGTCGCGCCAGTTGGTGCCGCCGTAGACGGCGTTGTGCGTGCCAGGATCAGTCCCCGACCAAGTCAACCGGCCGAGGACCCGACAATCACGCATGACAAGGCGGGTGAAGCCGAAATTCAGGCAAGCTCCCATTTCCTTAAACGTGTGGAGGAAGCACCGCTCAATCAGGACGTCGTCATGGGATGTGGTCGTCAAGCTGCCATCCTTCGAGATGCAACGCAGCCAGTTGTGAAGGGTGAGGCCGAGGAGCTTTGTCCGATGGCCGAGATTCTCCACTCCTTCAGAAAAGGCGATGCCGTAGAGGGTATTAGCGGTGAGATCCCCGGTGTGGAGCATCTCGAAATCACGCAGTGTGACGTCATCGGCCCGGACGGTGATGCCGCGGCGCAAGTGGACAGCGGGGAGCGGACTGATGGCAAAGCTCAAGACCGCACCGGTATCACTCTTGATCGTCGTCCAACGAGCCGTGATGTTCTTCGGCGTGGTAAGTGTGATGACACCGCCCGTGCCCTCACCACGCAAGACCATCGATCGGCCAGCGGTCAACGCCGCGTCGAACTGAGCCTGGGTGTCGACCGTGACGAATGGGTCCTCGCTGACGTGCAGAGCCACCCTGACGGCCTCCGGATCAAGCCCGATCACCTGGGGCAGGGTAACCGCCTCGGGCGTCCCTGCGCCCGTTGTGACGCGAGCAATGAGCCTCCCTTGGGCAAGGTTGGCCATGTCAGCGAGGGCGATCTTGCCGAGGGCCAGCTTGGTGCCGGGGACATCGAGGGCGATCATGTCAGCGACGGTCACCGCTTCCGGGACCCCAACGTCCACGCTCTTCCTGCCGATGACCACTCCGCGTGGGAGCGGAGCCATGTCGACCAGTTCGACCGGGCCGGTGATCCCGCCATCACCGCCGACCAGCAGAGTGGTCAGCACACCTTCGGCATTGAACCCGATGGCCCGACCTGGGTTCTCGTCGCCCTGGATGTTGACCACCTCGCGAGCGAACGGCGCCGTGGCGGCGCGCTGGTGCAGAGCCACGTTAGTCGCCCCTTCAGAGGTGGGTGTGTCGGAGAAGTCGGGCATCGGATCAGAGAGTTGTCTGGGCGTGGAGGTAGTAGGTAACACCTCCGATGTTCGCCCTGATCAGGGAAGTGACCGGACCGGGTGTCCCGGCAGTCAAAGCGCCGACATCCCAAACCACGCCGAGTCCGGTTTTCAAATTGTTGCACTCCACAGTCTGGCTGAAGAACCCATGCCGGAATCGGCTTCCTGTTTTGCCAAGATCCGGCGCACCGCCCGCGATCACCTGAAGGTCATCACCAACCCACATCTTGACCTGGGCACGCAGTTCACCCCCCGCGATGATCTGCTTCGCGGCATAGATGCCACCTGCGGTGATGACTGATCCGTTGCCACCGGTCGTGGCGTCGGTTGTGCTGTTGCAACGCAGTTCAGTATTCGCGATGATTTTCTTCCAGGCAAAGATGCCGCCTTGGGTAATCAGTGCCCCGGCCCCGCCAGGCGTAGCCTCAGTCGTGGACGCAAGAGCCAATGTCGAGGCGGATAGAGCGCCACTTAGTGCGAGGGTCGTGCCCGTAGTGCCAACCGGCAACCCCATGGTGCCAGTGCCACTCTCCTGCAAGCCAGTTGAGGCACCACCCAGGTTGGTATCGTTCCCGTAGATGGTGGAGTTCTGCGATGCGTTGAAGATGCCGTAGCGGTGGCAGTTTCCGGCGGGGATGACTTCGTAGACGGAGGTTGCATCAGGAGGTGTTGCCCAGGCAGGGGTAACCGTTGCGACCTTGGTCGAGCCAACGTAAGCGGTGATTGTCCCGGTTTGACCCGACCCGGTGCCGGAAAGGATCGTTATCTTGTATCCGACATAGTCGCCGTTGGAGACACTGGCGCTGGAGGCAAGCGTGACCGTGGAAGCGCCGCCTGCCTGGGCGGTGGCTGACTGCGACACCGCGCACTTCTTCACATCGTTGCCGAAAACAAGGTGCCCGGTGCCGACGATATAGATAGCATCTGAAACCGGAGAACTCGCGAGTCCGCACTCACTCACCTTGTTGCCCGAGCAGAGGACGTTCTGGGCAGCGGTGTTGAGGATGATGCCGATGGTCTGGATGCGCTCGATCCGGTTGTTGAAGACTTGGGATGCCGTCCCGCGCACATCGATACCCCTGCCATAAGCAGATGCGCCGGGAGTTCCGATGTCCTGGATCAGGTTGTAGCCAATCCGGTTATTGGTGGTGGGAAACGCCGCAAGAGTTGCAGCGGAGGAGATGGCATCGTCCTTGGTGTTGCGAATGACATTGCCTAGGATCGAGATGCCTTGGGAATTGTTAAAGGAGATGCCCTTGTTGCCGCCGTCGATGACGCACCCCGTGACGAGGCCACCGTTGCAACTGCCAGCGGAGATGATGTCCGAGGCAGGGTCGTTGTCATGGAAGACGCAGTTCTCGATCGTGAAGTCCTGGGCCTTCGTGAGGTTGAGGGCGAGCCCACTGCCCGCGGGCGGAAATTCTTCCGGGGGCGTTGGGGCAGGACGAGGGCTGTGTCCGAAGAACTCGCAGTTGAGCACTTTCGTGCGAACCGCCTTTTTTCCGCTGCTCCCCGCGACGATGGCAAGCCCCGTGTAGTGAGCCCCACTGAAGATGCACCTGTCGAAGGTAACATCCTCGGCGTCCTCTGGCGACTCAATCTCCATGTCGAACGCCATGTATTCGTAGGGATCGGAGAAGACACTGCCGACAATGTTGATCTTCTTTCCGCCCGTGATGCAGCCGCAGTGGCGATTGCCGCCGTAGCATTCGACATTTTCAACCCGGATGTTGGTGCCGCCCTGGATCAAAAGGTCGTCCAACCAGCAGTCGCGGATGACCATGTCGCGCACCGTGATGTTGTTGCAACCAGTCTGGATGTTGACGCCGGTCCCGTAACCCGTGAGGCGGGTCAGGTCAGTTGTATTGTCGCCGACAATCTCACCGCCTTCGATGAGGATATCGCTGCCTCCAGCGATGCGAAAGACGATCCATTTGCGGCTATTCTCATCAGGAAGCGGGAGCGGTGTCGGGATGGAAACGATGATCCGCGTCTTCTTTCCCATCCTGATCGTGGTGCCCGAGGGCACGTTGATCAAGCCCCCGGTGAAGGAGCAGTCGAGATAGTAGTCACCGTCAGGGATGACGAGTGTGGTTTGGGTCCGCCCCGCAGCATAGGCCATCATGGCACGCCAGGCCGTCTTGTTGGCGGCGGCGGCGTCCTCGTCCCCTGCGATCAATCCGAATGTGGCTGCCGCGTTAATCTCGCCATTGCCCGAGGGAATCGCACCAAGGACGCCATCGTCATCGAACCCGATCGCCTTCCCTGCGTTCTCATCGCCCTGGATGCCGATCGCCTGCCGGTGCCATGGGGCATCCAGGCTACGTTGGTTAAGTAAAACATTTGTTGCTCCCGCTGCTGTGGGGCTGTCGTTGGTGATTGGCATATCAGTAGTCGTTTATTGAAAGCTCACGCTGCCTGCGCCGGAACCGAATGCCGCGCTGCCCGCGCCTGCGCCAATGGCGACTGAGCCGCCGCCCGATGGCGGTTCCGGGTCGATCGGAGCGTCTCCGGTCAGCGGGTGAGGGTAGGTGTATGCGGTGTATCCGGGCATCGGTGTGCCGTTGAAGTAGTGGACGCCCGAACGGATGGTCCCGCTGGTTGAAACGAACCCGGCGATTGCCTGATTGCCTCCTGCGCCCGCGCTTCCGTTGTTCCACTCATACCAAGGGTAGGTGGTCTGGTTGTTCCATCCGACCGGGAGAGCAGGGGTTGCCGTGTCGTCAATGAGACTGCCGTCGGATCGCCCCGCCTGGTCGATCCCGTGCGTCACCCGGTTGATCTCGAAAGTCTCACCGGGGAGGAAGACCAGAGTGGTCGCGCCAAAGCCGGTAAGGGCACTGTCCTTGAATGTCAGTCTCTCATTGGTGTTGCTGACGATTTCGGAGAAATGATTCCCCTTGCAGGCTTTGATCGTGCCGGTTGCAGGGGTTGTCGGAAGAGATCCGACGGTGTCGGCTGTGAACGTGTTCACGCCCGTGACCGTGACGTTATACCAGAGGTTGTTATACTCCTGCTGGGTCGCGCCGTAGGTGCTCACCTCGTCCCCGGTGACGAACCCGTGGCTGGGCGCGGTGACGGTGATGGTTGTGCCGCTCCGGGTGATGCCACTCACCGCCACTCCCCCAGTCTTCCGCAGGGTGTACCCAGCCCATTGATTAGTCGTCCACCCCTGCCCTGTGTCCGTCATGGTGAGAGCGGTGGCACTGTCGCACGTTCCCGTGTCGAACGGGTTGCCAGCATCATTGGCGTCCCACGGGTTGCGCCCGTCCGCTCCACCGTATGGGGCGAACAGAGGATCAGCGGCCCGGTTGTTCAGGAGGGAGAACGGTAGAGTGTAACCACCCGCCACATTGGAGATGGCATTGCTGTAAATCAGCCCAACTCCGCCCCGGAAGTAGGTGACGTAGCTGTTCCGACTGTCCTGATCGAAGGAGTTATTGTAGATCTCGACGGCGTGAGTGGACCGCTCGTAGGACGCCTCGCTGCCGTGTCCTTCGAGGTATCCGCCGAACGTCGTATTATGACGGTAGACCCAGCGTGCTCCCGCCTGCGAGTCGATGAGTGACCGGAGCGTGCTGCCAGCGGCACAGGTGACTGTGTTGGTTTCAAAAAAGAGGAAGTTTGCGCCGCCGAAGTTGGGACCGTCATCGAGCGCCCCGTTGCCCTTGGTGGAGCCATCCCAAAGCGATCCTTTGATGTGGGCGAGGAGGTTGCCGGAGAAGTCCCGCAGGAGCATCGTGTTGTTGTCGATGCAGCCGGTGACGGTATCGACCTGGAACAATGTGGCCTTGCAGCCGTCAAACTTGCAGTGGTCCACACGCAGGGCACTGCCATTGGTATTGCTGCCGTCCGCGTGAATGATGGCGTATCCATCGGTACGGGTTCCAACATCAAACTCAATTCCGGTGATCCGCGTTGTCCGTGAGGCAACGAGATCAATGTCGAAGATCATGTCCCAGTAGGTCAGGTTATCGGTGATCATCGTGCTCCCGATGCCGGCGCCCTGGATGGTGATTCCCTTGGTGACCGCGAGGGTCGAGGTCCATGACCCGGTCCCGGCTGGGATCGTCACGGTGTCGCCATCCACCGCCATGCCGTAGGCAATGCCGACCGCCGAGCGCGAGGCATCGATGCTCGCCCAACTAGCGGGATCGCCTTCGAGTTGCTGGAGTCTTCCGTAGATCGCCGCCGCATTACGCGCAACGCCAGCCGCGTTTAAATGCGTCGTGTCCGTTCCCGTGAGGTCGAACGAGGTTTTGAGGTTATTGAGGTTTGCTGGATCAGCCATCCAGTCGTGGAATTTGATAAGGGGGATAGAGTTGGTGGTGGCCCATGACGTGAGCGAGACATTCCATGCGTTGATACTGGCAGCACTTGCCAACCCCGATGGAGCAACCTCCTCGACCACCATCAGAACTCCACCCGCCACGCATGAGGCTTTGATCTGGTCGAACCACGTCTGCATGGTTGCCCAGGTGGCACCGCCGGAAAGGTTATTGATTCCGCCCTCAACGATGAGGTATTTCGGGTGTTGCGGGATGGCGTTGTTGTTGGATACCGAGAAAATGTAATTCATTCCCGCGCCAGCAGCCGCCCAGTTGCTGCCGGTGACGACGTTGCCCGAGAGGGTGTAAACCACTGCTGCAATGTTCGATGTGGCGCTTCCCGATGGTCCGCCTTCGGCTTGGGTGGTGAAGAGGTTCCACCCAGCCATCACCGAGTCGCCCACGTAACTGGCGAACGGAGCGCCAGGATGCGCGACGGCATGAGCAGCGACCGCACTGGCAAGCGTGCCGTTGGCGGCCGGCGCAATCAGGAGCAGTAGGGCGGCGAGGAATGAGCGCATTACCATGAGGCGTATGGCAGACCCGCCCCTCCGTTGTAAAGCAGGGTGATATCCGCCGGTGAGAGCACCCGGTTCTTCCAGAACATCACAGGACCGATGAGCCCGTCGAAGCATCGAGCCCCTCCGACGACCGCGCCGACGTTGAGTGGGCCGGAACCTGCAAATGTGCCACCGGTCCACGCGGCAGTGTCAGCCGCGCCTGCGTTCACGGAGATGCCTATTTGGTCAGTGGCACCTCCCGCGTGCCAGGCGACGAGCATGTGCCATGCGGCGAGCCCCGGTGAGCCGAAGGTGTTGGCCGGGACACGGGCATTGGCGGAGTTGTTGCCGACAGTGAAGGCGTATCGGTTGTAGCCGGCGTTGTCCATGATGAGGCCGTACTCGCAGGAGTTGTTATTGGCGACGCCCGCGCCGTCCTTGGTGAAGATGTCGTTGTCGAAGGAGTCCTTGGATTCGAGTTTGACCCAGACGGCGATGGTGAAGGAAGTGTCAGTGCTGAGTTGGAGCGTCGCCTCGCTCGCACGGCTGAAGTATTGGGAGGAGGAGAACTCGAGATCAGCGACTGTCGAATAGACGAGACCGGTGCCAGTGCCAGGAGCACCGTTAGGCGTGAGTGTCTGGCCACTGACAAGGTCGAGACGGTTGCCACTCGCCTCGTCCATCTTCCAGAAGCAGGTAAGGTTGGTGAGGAGGCCGGTACCGGCGGGAGCACCGGCAAACCTGTACGGGTTGATGATCGGTCCCGCAGCGGTGGCCACACAGCACAGCAGGATGAAGAGGATGAAGAGGAGCTTTTTCATCGGTAGCCGTAGACCCAGACTTTGAGCCCCTTTGCGCCGGTGCCCGCCACATCGATGTCGAAGGTCAACTGGGCATCGTCAGCGATGGCAGAGTCGGAGATAACCGCAGCCGCCGCAGCGGTGACGCTGGTGAATTCCGAGGCGTCGATGGTCAACTTCGTTGAAAGGACAGTGGTCCCCGCACCCGCGCCTTCGTTGATGTCCACGGTGGGCAGGCCGGAACTGGAGACCGTGTTCACCGACGCCCGAACGCCCGTCAGCGTGAAGGCATACGGCGCCCTCATGGTGACCTTGGCGGTGCCGGTGGTGATGACCGTGGTTTCATCACTCATGGCGACGCAGAACTCGACCGGCAACTGCGTTGCGGCATCCAACTCGGCGAGAGTGTCAATTGCCGCCGCGGTGAGCAGTGGCTGGCCTTCGATCGAGAGGACGCCGGAGGCGGCTGTCAGAGTGTTAGCCGTGGCGTGGCCGAGTTCGATGCTGGTGACCGGCAGGGTCGTCAACGTGCCGAGCGAGACGGTGGCGGCGGTCAGGTTCCAGACAGAAGCCGCGGAGGCAGTGACGTTGGCGAAGGTGTTGGTCCCGGTCCACGTGTTGTTGTCAGCCAACCCAGCACCGCCTGATGCCGCGGCCCATTCAAGTGCAGTGCCGGCGGCATTGACTCGGAGGACTTGCAACGCAGTTCCCTTGGCGAGGCGAACAGCAATATCGAGGCCACTGCCGACAGCGAGGTCTCCGACGGCATCCCACAGCGTGTCAGTGGCCACGGAGCCAGAGCCACCAGCCACCGCCGCAATGATCGGTCTGCCCTCGGCATCGAAGGTAATGACATGACCGGGCGTGGTGGTCATGGGCACGGGCGAGTAGTTACCCGAGGTGCCTTCACGGTGGTCGATTCTGACCATATCAGCCGAGGCAACCCCGAGCAACAAGAGTGGAAGGAATCGGCGCATCATGGGAGTTCGTCGTAAACTGACAGGTAGCGCACCTCACCGTCCGGAAAGACGACGCGCATAAACTCGGAACCATCAGAGCCGACGACGAGCGAGGTTTCACCGCCAGGCGGCATCCCCGGAATGCCCTCGGTGGCCGTGACCGGCATGGCGTACGTCACACTGGCCAAGGTGACGTAGAACGTATCGTTAAGGATGATCCCGCCCACAGGGGCATTGCCCTCGACTTGGCTCGCCGGCGATGACCACGTGCCCCCGGCGTAGTGGAACAGAAGCGTATCCGCCTCGGCGGTGATGAGGCCGGAAGGCAAGGTAGTCGGACCGACGAACGTGACCGGAGCCTCGTAGACGTAGCCGGTGACCGGGTCGGTGAGGTAGACGACATCATCGACGACGATGAACGTGACGCGTGCGCCAGGTGTGCCGGGCGTGCCCGGAGACGTGCCAGTGGGACGGGTTCCGAGGTGAATGCCTCTCATTGCAACAGTCTTATAAAATTGCGCATCTCGTCGCGTGACCGGATCTTGATGTAGGCGCCGTCGCCATCACGTTCACCCATCGGCCCGGTGTTGCACTCAAGGGTGATGAGGTTGTTGCCGCGATCGGTCCAGACCACGGCAATGTGGCTGCAGTCGAAGATGGCCATGTCGCCGCAGTGGAGGGTGTCGTAGGAGCCGATCAGCTCGACCTCCTCGGCACCCTCAGCCCAGTCGTTCCAGTCGAAGACAGCGGCAGACTTCGGGCGCCAGTCCTCGAGCCACCCCGCGGACTTGTTGAAGGCAGCCTGGACCTCGGGGAGTTGGAGCCACTGGTGGACGAACCAGACCTGGCCGGCAGCACAGTACGGCTCTTCGTTTGAGTAGCCGTCCGGGTAGCTGGTCATGGGCCAGTATTTCTTGATCCAGTCTGCCTGGTTGTGAGTGTCCTCGACCTTGCCCATGTCCTGGAGGGCAATCTGGATGAGCTTCTCGCGGATGTCGTAGGTGTCACTCATGGCTTGGGCAGGGAGTTTAGAATTTCCTGGAGTTCATCTCGGATGGCGCGTTGTTCGGCTCTGATCTCTGACATCTCCTCGCGCATCGCCTGAGCATTCGACGAAATCCTCTGCCACAGGACGCCCACTGAGAAGACAGCCACGACCACAGTGATGAGGGATTGGAGGGAGCCATTTTTCAAGGTGTAACGGGCAGAGTGGCCGGGTGGAGGATGCGGAACTTTTCGAGGTCGTTGGCGAGGCGCAGTTGCTCGAGGGTGGTGGCCTCGCGAGCGCGAGCAACGGATGCCCGTGTGGCGGCCAGCCCCCGGACCTTGGTCGAGGTGATGGCAGCCTCGGCGACGTTCTCGCCGGACTTCGCAACAGCGATGGCACCGATGAGTTGCATCGTGTCCTGCCACGGCTGGTTGAATTTCCCGTGCATGACGGCAGTGCCATCGGGCTTGATGACGATGGTGGTGTTGCCGGCCAGATGCCCGCGGTCCGTGTATGTTGTCCCGTTAGGCATCGTGAGGGTCCTTCCGGTCTGGCACCCTGTTAGGGCAAGAACCGGAAGGAGTAGTTTCATTGGGCGATGATGGCAGCGACGGCTTGGTCGATGGGATCCGGAGCCTGGTCGAGGGAGGAGCAGGCGGGCAGGAGCAGGGCAATGGCGAGCGCGAGCCTCATCGGGTGCGGATGACTGGGCCACCGCCGAGCAGCCCGAAGGCACTTAAAAGCCAGAGGATGACGGCGACGACTGCGATCCCGACGATGATCTGCGGGAACGGCTTCGGCATCGGGACGTAGGTCAGCAGAAGCCAGAGCAGGAACCCGATGACCGCAAGGATCAGGATAAGGTAGATGATGTTCATGCCGCGGCGTGAGCGTGCGCCTTCTTGGAGTTGGCGACCGGGGTGCCGATATCCTCGGGTGGCGGTTCAGCCAGTGGCTGGGCCCATGCGGGGGCGGATGGCCAGTAGGGTTCGCGGACAGCCGGAGGCAGGGCGGCGCCGGCCGGCAGGTCAATCGTGCCGTCTTCCTTGACGGCAGGCGGCATGGCTTCGCGGGAAGCCTTCTTGGCGTCCTCCTCGCTGAGGTGTTCAACCTCCTTGCCGTTGGCGTCCTTGGCTGCGCGCTCGCTATTGGCTTTGATGCGCTTGCCACGAGCGGAGTCCTCGAAGGCCTTGGTCCTGGCTTCCTCGTCAGCCTTGACTTCCTCCTGGTGCTTTTCGAGAGCCTCGAAGGTGTCGACGGGTCGGAGCTTGGCGGACTGGGTTGAGGACCTGCGCTGGGCGTCAGCGGCTGAGATTCTGTCCTGCTCAGCGCGGTCAGCGGGGGACAGGTGATCGTGGGTGGTGTGAGAAGCCATGGTAGTATTATCTGGGTTTGGTTTTAACCCGCTTGGCAGCGGGCGATTGCTGAGGCGCTGGAGGCTTTCTGGGGCCTTGGAGGCCCATGCCAAGGGCGAGAGTCATGGCGTCTCCTTGACGGCCCTGTAGAGCCAGCCACGGCCCGAGGCGAGGGTGATGCTGGTGAACTGGGCGTAGACGGGGATGCCTGCGGGGAGGACGTCGCCGATGAAGGCGTTGCCACCGACGGGGGTGGCGGACTCGAACGAGTCAACGACCGAGTCCTCGATTGGCAGAAAGACGAACCAGTGACCCTCGTGCGGGAACGTGTTGTTCACATAATCACAGCCGTACATCCCGAAGGCCGGGATTGAAGGTTCAGGGAATGCGGGGATCGGGCCAGCCACGGTAGTAATAGTGTTAGGGTTTGGCGGTGTCGTCCTGGATGAGGTCAACGCCTTCGCCGAGGGCAATGACGACTGCGTCTGCCACGGCGCGCCATGCAGCCTTGTCCTCCGGGCCCAGCTCCTTCCACTCGTCCAGCGGGTGGTGGATGGCCTCGCAGTAGGCAGCGTACGCGACCTGGGCTAGACGATCGTTAGGCACAGGCTGTGACTCCGTTAGGACTTCTTCGCGGGCGCCTTGCGCGGCGGCGGGAATGGCTTCTTGCCTGACGGTGGCTGCGGTGGCCTTGCTGCCTTGCTGGCTGATTTCTTGATCGGCATCGTGTGAGAGCGTTAGGAGTTTGGTTTCAGCGCCCTTCGGGCGACTAGGAAAGAGAAGGCTCGAGAGGGTCGGGGTTCAGCGACTGCATCAGAGCCCGGTCGCTGAGCATCGAGGCCAGTTCGGCGTCGACCCGCTGGATGTCCTTCGGGTCACCCACGTAGCCAACGTTGTGCACGGTCTGCGGTGCCTTGCCCATCGCGCGGTCGAGCAGCTCGCTGCAGCATTGGCGCTTGACCGCCGCCGGCGTCTTGGCCTCGTCCCGGAGCGTGATCAGGGTGAAGACGGAGTCAGTGGCTGCTCCCTTGATGATCTCGGAGAGCGTGTCGCGGGAGCCATTCGCCATCTCCTCCTTGATGAACTCCTGCATGAACGGCTGACGCCACCATTGGCTGACCGTGGCGATCGTCTTGCCGAGGCGCTTGGCGATCTCGGTCTGGCTGAGGCCTACCGTGAACAGATAGGCCGCGAGCCGATGGTCCGCCCGCTCCTTCGCGATCTTCCGGTTCGGCGGAAGGACACCATGGAAGTCTCTGCCGTTCGCCTCTCCGTTCGTTTCCATGGTCAAAAAAGGAACGTCGACCGTCCCGTTGCTCCCGCCTTCGGCGGGCAAGGGACAGGTTGCACTGTGGCCGGAGCTACTGGCCGGGTGCCGAGCAGAGGCACGGGAACCAAGGCTGGTCTCAGCTTCACCGTCGGGATCGTAGGGGTTTCCTTCACCGTGGGCACAGGCACGAGTCAATGGCATCAGTGACAAAAGGTCAAGACAAATGTATCGTCCGGCGCACTCGGTGATTGACTCGCGAAGCGGTTCGCGATAAAACCGCAAAGTGAATACCAACCATGACCCACATCGAATTCAGCAAGAAGGGGGGCCGAGTGAAATCAGCCGTGAAGACAAAAGCCGCCAAGGCGAACCTCCAGAAAGCCCAGGATGCTTTAGCGCGAAAGAGAAAGCTCGCTTCTGGACCAAAGTAGACATCCGCGCCGCGGACGAGTGCTGGCCTTGGCTGAGGGCAAAGTCCTCGTGGGGATATGGACTGTTCCCGGTATACGGAGAAGCCAAAAAGAAACGGCTGTCCGCCCACAGGGTCGCTTGGCAATTATCCAAAGGCAAGATCCCCTCCAGCATGTGCGTCTGCCATACGTGCGACAATCCACCGTGCTGCAATCCCGCTCATCTCTGGCTCGGCTCACAACAGGACAACACCCGTGATCGACATGCCAAGGGACGAACCCTAAAGGGCACCACTCAGCCCAACGCGAAGTTGACAGAGGCCCAAGTCATCGAGATCAGGCTCCGTCACCAACTCGGCTGCTCTCTGCACCAACTCGAAAGAGAGTACCCGGTCTCCCGTGCCCAGATCCGTCGCATCGTCCAGGGAAAGAAGTGGAAGTGCTTGAAACCATGAAGCTTACTGTACGTATGCTGGGGCGCAAGGCGCAGACGCATAAGCAGTTGCCGTCGCGTCCTGTCAAAGCGTTAGGATTTAGTTTTGTAAAATGCTTGTAGCCAGCACTATATATACGCGAGGGGTTGGCGGTGGCAAGGGTACCCCTCGCACAAAGGGCTCAGGGCCAGCCATTTGACACCGTGCACGTACTGGTAGAGGCAGGCCATTTACTCACCTGCCCGCAACCAACCAACCAACCGTAACCAATGACAACAGAACCAACAACAGAGCGCTGCAAATACATCATCAGCGAGTACCGAAAGGACACAAAGCGGACGTGGTACGTCTGTGCGCGCCCAGGCTGGTACCGAAGCGCAGACGGGACACAGAAATGCGACGGCTGCTTTAACGGCGGCCCCGAATGGACACAGAGGCGAGAGCACGCCTTGGAGTTTGAGACGTACTACGCGGCTCGTCGTGTCCAAGCCATTTGCCCATCATCCAGGGTGCATCCATTGCTGGTAGAATGGCAGCACAGCGAGCAGCCCTGAACCCCCCAACAGAAAAAGGAGAAAACAAGCACTATGACAATCCAACAATACCTAGACCGAAGATGGACGGCGATGGAGCGGGAGATTCGCGCATTGCTGATCGACTTGAAGAAGCAGATTGGAGACGATTACCGAGCGAGCGAGGAGGATACGATGCCCGGGATGCAGGTGACGGTATCGACGGACGACGGCACGAGCTGGTCGTATCAGACCGGAGACAACTCGTACACGGGCAGCTGCTATGGGGACGCACATTGGAGCGTGATTTACTTGTATCGGAGATCGAATAGCCGTGAACTGGCTAAGGACGCGGTGCGGGAGTTGGCAGATGCCGTAGCAGAGGCGGCGACGTACTCGAACGAGGAGGTTTCATCATGAGCACGGCAACAGAGCAAAGAAGCGAAGCGATACAACGGATGGACGAATTACGAGACGTGGTGCGTGGCGCTGTGGATGGACAATGACCAAGGCAGTCAGGAGTACTGGCAGGAGAGGGCGGAGGAGGCAGTGAAGCGTTGCGAGGACCGGCACGAGGCATCGAACGAGCTTGCGGAGGAGATGAAGGACCAGCACGAGGAGGCGATGAGCGAGATGCTGCCAGGAGCGAGCGTATTCACTGACCTACTGAGGAGCGCGCTTGGTGAATGCTGCTGGTACGAGATCGCTAGCGGGAAGGTTGAGGAGGTGGAAGGCGAGGAGTAGGCCAGCATCGATTCTTTGCCGTCTGAGAGGCCGCCTGAGCGATCGGGCGGCCTTTTTGGTGCTTGGGTAGCGGGCGAGAGAGAAGCCTAGCTTAAACGGCGTCCTGGAGGCTTATGCTAGGGCGCGTCGAGTCTGGAATGCGCTTTAGTGGTGAAATTAAAGTGTTGGATAGTCTGGTTAGATAGATAGGTATTTCTTATTTATTTTTTTTTTTTTTTTTTAAGAGTACAACACCAATACCTATCCAAGGGGTCCAACACTTTAACGTCACCACTAATGAGTATTAGGGCGGCTAAGTAGGCGTCTAGCAATTCGGCACCAGCGTATATCACGCTGTGTATTTCGACGCGCCATGGACAAACAATACCATTGATCAAAACTCAGTTCGCATTCGCCGCTCTCGATACAAAAATGCTAGGGCGCGTCGAAAGCCAAAAGCGTACAACAAAACGCTCCGGCCCATGATTTTGCCACTGGAAGTAAATTTCCGTTGACAGCTGTACGCATTGCGCGCATAGGCATATCTCCATCATGAATTCATCACCTCCAGTGCCCGGCAAGAGGCGGCCAGGCCGCCCTCGAACAATGCCAGGGAGCACACATTCGATTTGGTGCACCGATGCCGGCTGGGCTTGGCTACAGGAGCAATCAATAGGGAAAGGACACGATAGCGTGGGCAAGTGGGCAGATGCCTTGGGCCGGGCTCCCCTGCTGACATTGTCACAGGCACGCAAACGCGAGCATGGCCAGCCAACGGTCTTTGAGCGGGCGAAAGATGGAACGAACTACGCATGGAGTGTGCGGGCAGTAAGGGAGCGCTTTGGACTCAGCGCGGCGGCCCTTGGCGAGGAAATGGGCGTGTCGAAGCGGACGGTGCAGGGGTGGGAGGCAGGGCGAATGCCAGGGCGCATGGCGCTTGAGCAACTACGAAAGCTGGCGACGCGGCTTAAACCACTTGGGGACGATTCCCCTCCGCTTAGCGCAGCCCCAACGGTCCAGGACCCCGACCTGGCAAATTTCGTTCAACGAATCATAAACAACGAACAGCCAACGACCAATGAGTGAACAGAACGGACCGATTGAGATAGTAACGCTTAAAGCACCGGCAGCGAGCATCTCAGTGCACGGGATGCAGCAACGAACTGAGTTCCACCAAGTGGAACCAGTCTTTAAGGCATTTATGCGGACATATCCCTCACCCCTAGAGGTGCCATGCCCCCCACGATTGTCGCCGGCGACGGTGGCGAACCGCTTGCGCAATGGTGCCAAGGCGTTGCTTTTCCACCGCTGGCCACAGAGTTTTTCGTTGGAAGACTTTGAGGCAGCTTGGAAGGCGTGTTGCGTTCGGACGACTGCGAGCGGGACACTGGTCATTACGTTGCGGTCGGCGAAACTGGAGGACGAGGCACCGGTGAGCCTATTGGCGGCATCGAAGAACCATGCCGGGCAGGTGATAGAACGGATAGAGGACGAGGAGGTGCTCCGGTGCCTGATGTTCTTGCACCATAAGAATGTCTTTAGGACTCATACACATATCCAGTCGTTGAAGGCAGAATTGGCGACATGGCTGGAGGAGATGCTGAAGGCGGACGCATTGAAGGGGTGGGACAAGAAAGACTGGAGTTTAGATTTCCGGCGGCACCCTAGTGAGCCCGGCTGGATTCTGGGGTAACGCGTATGCACCATCTAAGCAGCCCCGAGCAGGCTAGGGCATTCCTACGGGTGATCATGCACCGGATACGGACCAAGGCGGCAATGCCGATGACCTTTCAGCAGCTGGCCAACATGGTGGCGGCAGTCGGGCCCGGGAGGACTCAGCAGGAGGTAATAATGATGCTGGGGGCGGTGGCGGTATTCATCGACATGGATTGGGATGGGACGGTGCGACTGGGTGGGTGCTACGAGCGGCACTCTGACGAGACGCTGGCGCGGATGGTATGGCAACAGTTGCTCAAGGGCGCGTGTGCTCAGCACCCAGCACATAGCTAATAGATTAGCTACTAAGACTTTATGACAACCGAACAGACACAACCCAAGGCCCCGACGCAGGCAGGAATGCGTCCCACGATCGAGGAAAAGGCAGACCAGTTCCTTGGCGATTGCCGCCGCCTTGAGGCCGAGCGGGACGAATTGCTCACTACCCTGCGTGAATTGCTTTCAGCTATTCGGGCAAAGCAACATTCAATCGAGAATTTCGATGAGCCAACACAGGACGATTGTTTCAATCTCGTGATGGCAGAGGAAGAGGCGGCAAAAGCCATCAAGAAAGCCACCGGAGGGCAAAGCCAATGAATCCCGACGAGCCAACACCCGCAGCGAGGCCATACAAGCCAGCACAACTTAGCGATCTAGATGTGCTGCGCGAAGAAAAGGACATTCTGATGAGCGGAAAGGTGGATGAATACCAACAAGGGCGCGCTGATGGATTAGAAAGCGCAATCCGGCTGATTCAGGAGGATGGCGTGCATAACACGCCGCATCCAGCATCATGCGCATGCGGAAAGTGCCGCGCCGAGAGGGAACTGAGTTCAGAGCGCAAAATCCTCTCTCGGTTGTATGATGTCCTTAAGCACCGCGAACAAAAAGTCTCCATACTTTCGGAGGAGGTCAGGAGGCTTCGGGCGCTGATAGGGCGGCTGCACAACATCGGGACCGGCGCAGAAATAACACCGAGCGACAACGATGCTCTCATCCTCTGCGTGAAGCTGATCGAAATGAGCTACGCCCAGGCCGCACCGCAGGAGGAGGAGCCATGAGCCGGAGCGACGCTCCGGCTAGAAGCCTAGCACTTAAGACTTTATGACACAGACAGACAGACAACCAGAGGCCCGGCACGGGGCAGAAACCGTGCAAGCTCGCCAGGCCACGCTTGAGGCAAGAACGCTGCCATCGTGCGATTGCGGCAACCCGGACGCCTACTGGCACGGCGATGCGCACGGCCTGCGCATGTTCGTGTGCGATCAATGCTGGAAAGAGGAGGTGGCGTCATGAACCAGGGCGTAGCCTGCTCGCAAAGCCTCGCAGAAGCGGGTGCACGGACCATGGCCATAGCCATTAGCCCCGAGGCGGAGGCCTACAGTCGCCAGGCCACCCTCGACCACCACCTAGCGAACGTCCGGATCGCGGAGCAGCAGTTTCGGGCAGTATGCTGGAATTTGCTGGTGCATCTGGCGAGCGACCACGTGGGGGGGAAGGCGAACAAGCCCACGGTGATCGTGGCCAAGCGTGGGTGCCAGTCGGCGATGGGGACGCTCGAGCACGTGGGGCTGGCGTACCGGGTTGGGTGGGTGGCGGACCTTGGGCTGACGCCGATGCCCGACCGCGGGCCGGTGCACCATTTCACGGCGGAACAGGTCCAGAGCGTGAGCGTTGCAAACAACTACGTAACGCTGCACATTGCGTAGAGAAAAGATTGACCTCAACAAGCGGCGGCTCGGAAGCCTCGCCGTAGCCTAGTGCGCGAGTCCTTGGCCGTTAGGGACTCCTGTTGGTTGATTCTTTTTGAAGGCTTCTGGAGCTGGAGCAGAGTAGTCCCATCGCGGACTACTCTGCTGGTGGTGGCAGGTTCCCTTCGTTAGGACCTATCGCCGTATGCAGCCCCCGAGGGGGCCTCGCGCCTATCGGATGCTGCTGAGTCCAACCGCCATCCAGTCGCGAGGGTAGCCACAGTCGCCTGTGGCACTCATGAGTCCTCCTGGTTCTCTATATCTCCGGAGGATCCAGATCCAGCGAACGGGTTCACACCACTGATTAGGCTGCTTCCCCCGTCACGCTGAGCCGAGAGCAGGACGGGCTAAAAGAAAAACCCGACCTAGAGTGGCAGCTCACGGTCGGGTTCTTGGTTGAGAACGGGCGCCGGGAACGGCTGCCACCGCTCTCAACGCGGTAGTGGTGACTCAGGACGGGCACCAACGCAAGGGGGAACTTATGCCAGGGCGCGTCGCGCGGCGAGCACCTTGACCCCGCCCAGGCCCAGCAGGACCATACCCAGCATGGCAATGCCAGGACCACCCTCGGGCACCCCGAACGGGGTAGGCGTGAGACCACCGGTTCCAGAAAATAGAGTAAAGTGCGATATTTGGTATTTGTCCAACTCGTCAGTCCAGAACGCGTAGGGAAATTCGGGAATCGTAGATGCCTCACCGCCGAAGAGGAAGAGCACGTATCCTCCGTTCGGGCCGTCGTATTTCGCCAGGGCGCCGCCCCAGCCGGCCGGGATGGAGACGGTGTCATCGGCATCGCCGAAGCCGCCACCGGGTTCCTCGTTCTGGCCGCCGTTGGATGTGATCACGCCCGAGTAGTCGAAGATGTTGTTCGCGTGATACGGGCCATTATCTTCGCCGAGGGCGAGGTCGAGGATCGCCTGTGCGATCAGGGTTTCGGTGGCAACGTTCGAGTTGGCTTCCTGACCGTCGTGGATACCGACAATGAACTGCTGATTGAGCGTCATTGGCGAGGTGATGGTGACGGCCGAAGCCGTGGAGAGCGCGGCAACCGTCCCTGCCGCTAGGAGCATGAGTTTGGATTTCATAGGAGGGAAGATGTAGAGCATTTGGAAAAAGAGTGCAACTTTTATTTGACTCATACCCTCATTGACTCCATTCTCCCTCCATGGCCAAAAGCCGCATCCCCAACCTCCAGTGCCCAGCATGCGGCAGCCCGTGCGACCAGCACCGTGCAACAACCGGCAAGAGCCAGCCCGATGCAGAGCCGAAGCCACAGGACTTGGTCATCTGCATTGTATGCCACCAGCCCCTGGTCTTCACTCATTCGATGAAGCTCCGGTGCCTGACCACGGCAGAGTTCCTTGACCTTGAGCCTAGCCTGAAGACCGAACTACTGGCGGCGAAGCACCGGTTGGAGAACCTGTCCAACTGATGAGCGCCATGCTCGCCAAGCCTCGCATAACAAAAACCTTGATGCCCTCTCCTGCACCAGTCCACGGCGAGCGAGAGCGAGCCGGCGCCACGCTTCCAAAGCACTTTTACCGCATCCAGGGGTACATCGACCCCGAGGCCTACCATGTGCTTTTCGATGACCGCTACCCCGCCTGGGGGATGCAGACTCGGATCATCAAGGCGTTGGTTGGTGCTCTTGCGCGCCATGTCGAACGGTACTGCGACCCACATTTGCCCTCTCATGAACGGGACAACGAACTGCAGCTTATCTTGGAGAGAGTCACCTTTATGGTGCCTCGGCGGCCTCGAGGTGGTGGACATGGACGGGCTCCAGCTACGGGAGCACTTGGCAGCGATCCGTTCCCGGCGTCTAGCGGGCCGCAGGAGCCCTCCGAGCCTCGACTTGGGGTCAGAGAGCCATCCGGTGCCCCGGACGCGCCAGAAGGCCCCCAGAGCGCGAAAGAAGCCACAGCCACAGCCACCGCCTGATGACCTTATCCCTCCAACCTGAAGCTCCGGCCACCGTGCCCGCGCTACCGACGCGCCGGCTCTTCACCTACGACCCGCAGGAGCGCGTCCTCCTGATGGAGATCGACAATACTTCGCTGAGCCACTTCTGTACGTGCGCCCGTGCAGCTGAGTACAGACTGGTCCACAGTCGCGAAGGCACCCAGAACATGGCGGCCAAGGTCTACGGCTCGGCCAAACACCTGTACCTCGAGAGTCGACTCAAGGGCGCAAGCGTGACCAGAGCCGAGGATCTGATGGTCCATTATCTGGCCATGAACCCGGTGGACGACCCGAACAACTGGCGGACAGCCACCCACGCCATCGACTCGATGCGCGGGTACGAGAATTGGTACCATGCACAGCCGATCGAGCCAGCGATCCGCGACGGGAAGCCGCTTGTGGAGATCGGGTTCCGGCTACCGCTCTGCGAGGTCGCCATCGGTGGAGCCGCCATGACTTACGAACGCCTGCTGCCCCTGCTCACGAACCCTGACGACTGCCCGCTGGTGCCCAGCCTTGTGCGTGTTCTATGGACCGGCCGGTTCGACGTAATCGCTCCGTTCCTTGGCGAGACGTATCTGTGGGACCACAAGTCGACCAGCATGGTTGGACCGACGTTCTATGACGATTTCCAGTTGAGCAGCCAGATGCACGGGTACGTGTGGAGCTGCCGGCACCTTTACCCGGACCTCGATGTCCGCGGGATGCGGATTAATGCAATCATCGGGCGTGCGCCAAGCAAGACCGGCATCGCACACGCCTACGAGCGCCAGACGTATGTGTACAGCGATGAACACTTGGCTGAGTGGCACCGGGATACCCAGATCTTGGTCAGCGACTTCCTGAGCCATTTGCTGCGTGGGTATTTCCCCAAGATGACGCAGTGGTGTCAGGGACGCTGGGGCCAATGTGGCTATTTCCCGGTATGCACTTCGTTGCCCGAGTCCCGGCACATTGTCTTGGACTCCTCGCTCTTTCAAGATTGTACCTGGTCGCCGCTCAACGAGCGGTGAACCCGACCCCTCACCCTAAACCACAACCGTACCCACACCCACTGACCATGACCACACAGAACAACACGACCGTGATCCACCACCCTGAAGACAAGCGCACCACCACCACCGTGACCTTCGACATGCACACGCACCAGGAAGGAGAGCCTGGCGAGTGGGGGGCATTGCAGATCCAGCTTGAGACCCATGACGGCAACGGTGGGCGTCACTTGACCAACCTGACGCACATCCTGACGACCCCTGACTGGC